ATGAACCTCCAGCTTTCAGCCAACGATCTTAAGTCTGTTTCGTCCGTCGAGATCGTCGTCGGCGATTGCCTCGACGTGCTGCGCAGGATGCCGGCGGGATCTGTGCAGACCGTCGCTACCAGCCCGCCCTACTACGGCGCTCAGGACTTCGGCGTCGCGGCTTCGATCTGGGGCGGATCTCCCGGATGCCGGCACAGGTGGGAAAAAAGTAGTAAGCCAGCGCGGTCCCCTTCGAGCTTCTGCCGCCGCTGCATTGCCTGGCGCGGATGCCTCGGCCTTGAGCCGACCTACCAACTTTACATCGCGCATATGGTCGAGATTTTCCGCGAAGTCAGCAGGGTACTGCGCGATGATGGCACCCTTTGGCTGAATATGGGCGACAGATATGCGACACGTCGCAGCGGCTGGTCGGCCGCCCGATACAAGGATGATGGCTACGACCATCGTTTCGTCGACAACCCATTCGACGCCGCTGCACTCGGGTTCAAGGAAAAGGACCTCATGGGCATGCCATGGCGGGCCGCGCTCGCGCTGCAGGAAGCCGGCTGGTATCTGCGCCGAGACATCGTGTGGCACAAAAAGAACCCGATGCCGGAAACGGTTTACGACCGGCCAACCACCGCGCACGAGTACGTTTTCCTGCTGACAAAATCAGGAAACACATTGCTCTGGCGGCATGACGAAACCGGAATATGGGTTGAGGATAAGCCAGCCCCCGAATGGCGCTGGCGCCACCGGATTACGCGCGAGCTCTCGGCAAAACCGCAAGTAGGTAAAGATTGGTTTCGGTTTAATCTGTGGAGCGGGTTCGATTACTATTACGACTTCGAAGCCATCATGGAGCCGTCATCGCCGAACAGCCACGCGCGTGTGGCCGCCGCGCCGATTCTGGCGCCCACAGGCTGGGACGATGGCGCTGGTCATCATGGCTCGGTCCATCGCCTAGGCCGGCGCAAGCTGAGTGATTATGGCAACGGTACCGGTACCGTTTCAAAGCAAAACGAAAAGTTCGACGCAGCGATCGGAACCGGCGGCCTGGTAGCCAGGCGCAACAAGCGCAGCGTTTGGTCGATCGCGAGCCAACCCTTCAAGGAAGCCCACTTCGCGACGTTCCCGCCGGCGCTGATCGAACCGTGCATCCTGGCCGGCTGTCCCGCCGGCGGAATCGTGCTCGATCCTTTCGCCGGCGCCGGCACGACCGGCCTGGTGGCGGCTCTCAAAGGCCGCAACTCCATCCTGATCGAGAAAAACCGGAAATACGCGAAAATGGCAAAGGCCAGAATCGCGAAGAACGGGCGGGGTTGCCTCGTGCGCCTGGTCGACGGCGCGGCCTATGACTTCGGCGTGGCGATTCCTGCGGCCGTGGTGCTGCCATGAGCAACAATGGCGGTTGGGCCGGGTGGCGCGAGGACGCGGACTTTGCGGCGTTCGATGCGTTGCCGGCGGAGATCCGGCGCGCCTTTGCCGAGGCGCCCTATGACCTGGCGTTCGGCGATATCGCTACGCAGCTGACGGCATTCCAAGAGAGCAACGGCCGCCGCATGAACGCGCGCGAAGTGGCGTTCGCCGTGGCCGCGATCCGCGAGGAAGTCGGCTTCGAGCTCGAGGCCACGGCTTTCGCGCTGTACGGCGCCGAACATCCGCAGGCGCGGGTGGTTTCGATCGAGTGCCTCGCGGACCTGAAGCTGCTGTCGGTTTTCGCCGACATGAGACGCTGGCGCAGTGGCAAGCGGGCCGGCCGCGAAAACGCGCGGACGGGGCCAAAACGGGACGTCGCAGCAAGCCGCGTCGGAATTTTGTACGAGTATCTGCACCCGCGCCGGATCTTGCGCGGCGCCGCGCGAAACAACGGCAGCGGCTCCCAAGCGCGCGGGCCTGATCCGCGCAATGCCGCATTCGATCCGCGCCGGGACGGCTATCCGGAGCATGCCAGCGCTGCCGCAGAGCTGATGGGCGAGCCGCCGATCGGGCGGCTCGCAATCGACAGCATCAACGCAGCGAGGCGGCCATGAGCGACAACTCCGCGATCGAGTGGACCGACGCGACCTGGAATCCCATCCGCGCGCGCAACCTGAAAACCGGCAAGTTAGGCTGGCATTGCGAGCACACCACTACCGGCTGCGAGTTCTGCTACGCGGAGGGTTTCAACAAGCGGCTCGGTACCGGTCTGGCGTTCAAGCCGGGGCATCGCAAGGATATCGAGATTTTCCTCTGTGAGGAAACACTGCTGCAGCCGCTGCGCTGGAAAAGGCCGCGGGTGATCTTCCCGGGCTCGATGACCGACCTGTTCGCCGATTTCGTGCGGGATGAATGGCTGCACCGGATTTTCGCGGTGGTGGCATTGACGCCGCACCACACCTATCAGCCTTTGACGAAACGCGCATCGCGGATGCGAGACTACTTGCTCGCCTGCGGCGCCAAGCTTGGACATCAGTCGGAGATTCGCGATCAGATCAGGACGATCGTCGCAGAAGACACCATCGAGCGTTGCCGCGCCATCACTCGGGTATCAGGCGCGAGAGGGCACGGTTGGGAGCCGCTCCCCAACGTCTGGCTTGGCGTTTCCACCGAGCGGCAGCAGGAAGCCGACGAAAGAATCCCGCTGCTCCTGCAGACGCCGGCCGCGGTGCGGTTCGTCAGCGCCGAGCCGTTGCTCGGGCCGATCGATCTCAATCAGTTTCACGGGCCCGATACTCCCAAGGTTGGTCACACGCTGACAGATATCGGAGCGATGACTTTGATCGAGGGATTGGATTGGGTCATTTGCGGCGGCGAGAGCGGTCCAAAGGCGCGGCCGATGCACCCCGGCTGGGCGCGGTCGCTGCAGCAGCAATGCAATGCAGCTGGCGTGAAGTTTTTCTTCAAGCAATGGGGTCGGTGGGCGCCAGTCTGCGCGCTGAACGATCAAGCAATCGACAAGCTCTACAAGCCTGCGCCGGTGCGCGATCCGGACGCAACGAGGCAGTGCCTCGTGCCGCAGATGGTGATGCATGCCGACGGGACCTCTTTCACGGACGTTACCGCGCCAAACGCCTTCGCCGCTGGATCTGGGGCGATGCAGATGTTTGCGATAGGAAAGAAAAAGGCTGGCCGGCGGCTCGACGGCGTCGAATACAGCGGCATGCCGCCGCTCGTGCGCGTGGGAGCTGCCGCATGACCGCCGCCACCTTCCCCTATCTCGAGCTCGCCGACGCCGTTCCCGACTTCGACGAAGCCGTGATCCTGATCAACGGCCACGAGGAAGAAACCATTACGATCGAATGCGTCGGCGCGCGCGAGTTTGCCGAAGGGCTGGTTTGGCTGGTCAACAACTTTCACAATATCCTGACGGTGACGCCGGGCGAGCGAGGGGTCCGCAGCGCGCTCGGTGATGCTTTGAGGGCGCAAGCCGGAGATATCCCGTGAGCGATTTTCTGGACTACCTGGCCACCGCGCACCGCCGCCACCAGGCGCTCTACGACACCATCGCGGCGTCGCACCCTTCCCTGCTCGCCGGCCTCGTGTGGTGCGGCCGCTGCGGCAAGCCTCGCAAAGTCGATTCCACGCAATGCCTGCGCTCCGGATGGCCGAAGTGCTGCAGCGCCACGATGTCGATCGACAAGCCGGCGGTAGTGAAGCCATGAGCCGTCACGAAATCCCCGCGCGGGATCCGGCGCACAAAATCATCGTCGGCTGGGATCACCCGCTTGCGACGTTCTTCATGCAAGTGATCGACCGCGCAAAGGAAGCCGCCGGCGAGGGCGAAAAGTTTGTCAGCTGGCTCGGTTGCAGCCTTCGCGAGATGTACGAGGTCGACCAGCTGCGCCGGCGGCTTTATCTCTACGCTGACCTGACTTCCGAAATGGGCGCCACGCTCTACGGGGACGAGGACAAAGGCAGATGATGCGAGACGGGTTCCGTGACGTCGTCGCCGGCTGGATGCTGATTGATGACGTCTATGCTTTCAAAGCCAAGATCGATCTGGCTGCAGTGTGGACGGCAGCGCATGGACCTCTCAACTCGGATGAGGAGAGTACCGTCAAGCTGATGATAGCCAGCTTCTGTCGGAAGGGGATTCGCGATGGCAAGTTCACCGCCGGAGCTCTGTTAAACTTTCTCGAAAGGCACCAGTCGTGAAGGCCCTCACCATCTGGCAGCCCTGGGCTTCGCTGATCATGGTCGGCGCCAAGCCGTTCGAGTTCCGGCCAAAAAGCTATCTGCGCTACATCAACGCGCCGGCGATCGGTGAGCGCATCATCATTCACGCCGGCGCCCGGCCGGTGAAGCCGGCCGAGGTCGAGGATCTTCTTAAACGGATCGACGTCGAGGACAACACCGCAACCGGCCTCTATGCGGCGATTGCGCGGCAGGTCCTTGAGCGCTGCCGCGCCGCCGTTAAGTACCAAGCATTGCCGCTCGGGTGCGGCCGATGGGGATTCGCCGCGGAGACTTCGAGCCCTTCATCCCGCACGACACGGATCCGCGCGACGTCCTAAATTGGGACCTGGAGATAAAGCCGTGAAACCACCGCCCTTCAAGCTCGCCGGCGATCGCACCGTGTTCAAGGAGCTCGAGCTGCAGCGCACCGGCACCGTAACGCCTGGCCGCGTCATGTTCTGCCGCGGCCGGAAGATCCTGGGCTATGCCGACGTCGCTGCGCTCGGCAACATCTTCGAGATCCCGAAGGGCGCGGACACGCTGTGCGTCTCGCTAGAGGATGCGGACGACGTCAAGGAGTGGCTGGGATGATTCGCACCGTGCATGCGCCTAATCCGCAAGGTTTTCCGTTTCAGGCGATCGAGGCAGCGCCATCGCTGCAGCTGGCGTTCGAGGAACTGGAGCGGTCCGCGCGCGAACACGATGTGATCCTGGCGAAGCGCGATCCGAAAGCCAATCGCGGCGTGCGGGTTTTCGATCCCGGCGTCGACGCCCGCTATCGCTATGTCGCGGTGAAGGCCAAGGGCCGGCCGGCCATCCGCTTCTGCTGGACCGTCAACCGCAACGCCGCCGGCCGATTCCTGGTGTTCCGGGAAACCGCCACGGCCAAGGGCGTCCGCCGCGACCGGTTCGAAGCCATCCGGGACAAGCGCGCCGCGATCGGCGCCTGCAAGCTCTACAAGGCCGAGCTGGTCGCCGAGCGCGCCAAGGCCGAGGCGAAGGCGCGCCAGCGCCGCCTGGTGGTTGCGCCGGTGGATCTGCCGGAAATGCGCGACGTCGCCATGATGGCACTCTCCCGGCTTTCCACGGCCGCGCAGGCGGCTGGGGACGAAAGCACGATGCACGCCGCCAATCGCGCCTGGCGCGAATTGGACGCCTCCAGGCGGGCCGCGCAGCGCGTTCCAGCGGAACTGCCCCAATGACTGTTCTCGCCCTTTCCCGCGACCCCACGAAGCCGGCGTTTCGCGCGCCGCCTCATAACATCGAGGCCGAGCAAAGCCTGCTCGGCGCCATCCTGGTCAATAACGACGCGTTCTACCGGGTGTCGGACTTCCTCAAGCCCGAGCACTTCTACGAGCCGGTGCATCAGCTGATCTTCGAAACCGCCGCAAGCCTGGTCCGCGCCGGCAAGGTGGCCACCCCGATCACGCTGAAAACCTTCCTGCCGGCGGAGACCGAACTCGGCGGCATGACGGTCGGGCAATATCTGGCCCGGCTGGCGGCGGAAGCGACCACCATCATCAACGCCCACGATTATGGCCGCACCGTCTACGACCTGGCGCAGCGGCGGGACCTGATCCGGATCGGCGAGGACATGGTCAACGTCGCGTTCGATGCGCCGGTGGACTTTGCGCCGAAGGCGCAGATCGAGGACGCCGAACGCCGGCTCTACGAGATCGCCGAATCCGGCCGCTATGACGGCGGCTTCATGCGCTTTGCCCAGGCGCTGACGGTGGCGGTCGACATGGCGGCGCAGGCGTTCCAGCGCGACGGCCGGCTATCGGGGGTCGCCACCGGCCTGCGCGATCTCGACTTCAAGATGGGCGGGCTGCAGGCGTCCGACCTGATCATCATTGCCGGCCGTCCGGGCATGGGCAAGACCGCGCTGGCGACCAACATCGCCTACAACATCGCACGCGCCCATCGCAGCGAAGTGCAGGCCGATGGCAGCCTGAAATCGGTCAACGGCGGCATTGTCGGTTTTTTCTCCTGCGAAATGTCGGCCGAGCAGCTGGCGACGCGGATCCTGGCCGAGCAGACCGGGATCGCATCGTCGACCATCCGCCGCGGCGGCATCACCGAGGCCGACTTCGAGAAGATCCGGGATTATTCGATCGAGCTGCAATCGCTGCCGCTCTATGTCGACGAAACCGGCGGGCTGTCGATTTCGCAGCTGACCGCGCGGGCGCGTCGGCTGAAGCGGCAGAAGGGCCTCGACGTGCTGGTGGTCGATTATATCCAGCTGCTGCAGGGCTCGGGCAACCGGCGCACCGACAACCGCGTCCAGGAGGTGACCGAGATCACCACCGGGCTGAAGGCGCTCGCCAAGGAGCTCAACATCCCGATCGTCGCGCTGTCGCAACTGTCGCGAAAGGTCGAGGAGCGCGACGATCACCAGCCGCAGCTGGCGGACCTGCGCGAATCCGGCTCGATCGAACAGGACGCCGACGTCGTGCTGTTCGTGTTCCGCGAGGAGTACTATCTCGCCAACAAAGAGCCCCGCGTCGGCACGCCGGAATATGAAAAATGGCAGCTGGACATGGCCGCCGTCCACGGCAAGGCCGAGATCATCATCGCCAAGCAGCGTCACGGCCCGACCGGCAGCGTGGAATTGCAGTTCGAGGCCGCGTTGACCCGGTTTTCCGACATGGCGAGTGCCGGGAGCATACCGTGATGAGGGAAATCAATGCGCGTCGGGCTTGAACCCGACGCGCTTGTTCAGAGCCACGGAGAGCCGGCCTAACTAAACAAAGAGGTCCACACCTTCGTAGCGCACCCAGCCACGGTCGTAAGGAGGCCGACGACGACGGTCACGACCCGAAAGCGCGTCCTGCGCCTGTTCGCTGCGATTTCTGCGATGAAGCCGCCTTCTGTTTCCCGAAGAAACGCTTCACCTTCCGCAATTCGCCCAGCCGCCGCAAGATAGTCGAGATAGTTTTCGGTGTCCTGCAGCGTCCTTAGCCACTTATTTGGGTCAGGATGGGCCTGCTGTCCATGCCGCCGAAACGACGGCGGCAAAGGCAGCTCCGTGAGTCCTCGTATTGTCACATGCGTCTCCTTATGGCGGGCATGGATCGTACAGTCGTCAGGCCGCCCGGTCTGACGTCCGGCAGTGATGCAGATGATTGGAAAGCATGATCGCGAGCCCCAAGGCTCGCTGCCCATTCGTGTTGACTGCGTACTGCTGTGACGGACGCTTGTTGGCGTTGATGCCAAGACCGCGGCTTTCGACCAGGCCTTGTCCAGTCAACTCCTCCAAGGCTCGATACACCGTATTCAGCGGCATCGCTTCGCCAGCGAATCGGCGGGTCAAGATCAGGACGTCCGAGCCGTCGAAGGTGTCAGCTTCATCGGAGATCTGCTTGTAAAGGCCTGCGCCAAGTGTGCGCGCAGACGGTGCCGAAAGCCAATCAAAGCCCTCCGGCGAATTGGCAGCAATCGTCTCCATGCACATACTGATTGCGGCGTCGCGTTGAGCAAGGAATTTGTCAACGAAACCGGCAACAAGTTTTACAATGCAACGATGATCGTCGCGGTTAATTATGTCGACGTAAGTCTTCATGATTGATCCTTCGCTTTTGAGCCGGGCATTCCTCTTACGAGAGCTCGGCTGTTGGGCGCCCAGGCAGCCCTAGGCCACCAAAGTCTGTTGCATACATTTTTGGAAGTCAATGCCAGATTTGGATGCGTTGTCCGCAGATTCGCAAAGCATCGCTCGAAGAGCAGGGATTAACCTCTTGCAATTGCTTTTGTTTGCACCAACTTTGTGCTACCCATCCGCTTGCCGGAGGGGGTTGTGACCATCGATCAGCAGCAGATGTTGGGGCTCAATGACAGCTTTACCGACATCGCATGGGCGGTGAGCAACATCACGACGTGGGAGCGGCATCGCATCGCCGTCACCGAGCATTTGATCGGCACCGGCAACGCCCGGGACCCCGGCAGCATCGAGATCGGCGAATGGGTGCGCCGGTCAAGGCTGTTGCTGCAGGCAGAGCGGATTTTCGAGGTGTTGAAGCTCCACGAGGACGAAGTCCGCGCACTCGACCCGGCGCTGGCCCGCGTCGTTAACAGCCCGGCAACCACTCTCGCCTAAACCTGACCCTCCAAGGGGTTATGGTAATGCGTTCATTCCCCGGATCATTCCGATTATCGTTTCTGCTGCCGGCGGGCTCCACCGCGGCGCCCGGCGCCTATGACAATTGGGTGCCAGGCTGCGCGGTCGAGATCGATCGCGTCCGCGCCGTCATCACCGGCCCGTCGAAGGATGCCGTGATCGAACAGGCCGCGCGCGTGGTGCGCGTGATCTGCCTTGGCTGCCGCGATCTGTCGATCGACGCGCTGCTGGAATCGCCGCCGCCGGTGGCCGGCCGCGACGGCTGGACCATTATCGTCGGCGCCGACATTGCCTTTGCGCCGACCGCGCTCGGCGTGCAGTTTCCGGAGCGCGCCATTGCCTAGCCGTTCCTGGTCCGATGCCGAGCTGAAAGCGCTGGCGGGGATCCCGCCCAACGATCGGGCGGCGTTGCTGCGCTACCGCGCGGAATTCCCCGGGCACAGCGCGCGCGAGGTCAGCGCCAAGCTGCTGGTCCTGCGCGTGCGTGGCTCGGCCAAGGACTTTCGCGGCCGCCTCAAGGCGCACGACCCGTTTCCGAAGTACCGCGAATTAACTGACCGAGGAACATCCGTTTGATCGCCGCCCTGCTCCGCCCCTTAATCCGGCCATGTCCCCGCCCACCGGCATCGACCGCGACCAGGCGCGCGCCCACATCGGCGTGCTTAACCTTTTGTTGTCCACGCCGGCAATTGACGACGACACCGAGCGGCGCGCGCAGTGGCTGAAGCTGCGGCTGCAGGAACTGGTGCCGGACGAGAAAGAGCGGACCCCCGATTTCATCGACGCGCGGATTGCCTGGCTATTGGGAGGCGCGCAGCGCGCGGCGTGATGACGGCGGCGCAAACGAACTGCCAATCACGCCGCGCGCGCGGCCACTGCGCCGGCGGTGCCGCAATGCGGCGCCTGCCGATCGGCTTCGACGAGGAGACGTTCGCGCAGATCGACGCTGGCGCCGGCCGCGCCGGAATCAGTTTCGCTGAGCGGGTGCGCGAGTTGGTCGAACTCGGCCTCGAAACCGAAAAACAAGAAAAGGCCCGGTCGCATGCTGCAGGAAATAAAAGCTGAGGGCTTGGCCGTTTCCGATGCGTCGCCGCCAGCGCCGCGGCCGAGCCACTGGCTGATCGTGATCGCGAAGGCCCAGCGCGAATGCGCCACCTGCCAGCGATTCGGCGATCTCGAACTGCAGATCGATCCCTACATCCCGATCGTCACGCGGCAGCGCCGCGCCGGGCGCAATCGCGTGCGCGACGTCGAGGAGCCCATGCTGCGGCCCTACTTCTTCGTGCCGGCCGTGCTGAGTGACGAACAGTTCCAGGCGGTGCGGTCCACACCCGGCGTCATGGATTTCCTTTGGCTCAACGACCGACTGGCCATCCTTCCCGACAGCGAAATCCAGCGGGTGGCGGCCGAAGAGCGCCGCATCGAGCAGCTGCGTCGGCAACGGCTCGGCGGATGCGGCGACAGCCGGTTCATGATCGGCGAAGAGGTCGACGTCACCGTGGGGTTCGTTCGCATGCGCGCCAAGGTCCACACCATAGACGCGCGCGGGCATGTCAAGGTGCGGCTCGCGGGGACGACACTGTTCGGCCGCGACGTCATTGAAGTGGACCTGGATCACATCCTGCCCGCGGCCGAATAAAAAGCTGCGATGTGAACCACATTGTCTTCCGGCCGATCCATGATCGTCGCGTACACGTGAACGCGCCGTTCTCAGGCGGCGCGGGCCGCGGCATCGACCGATCACAAGGGGAGTGTCACGGCGCGGCGCGCAAGCGCTGCCACAGCAGCGGCCTCTACGGAGGTTAGCTAGTCGCGAGGCGTCGAGGATTATGATTTGAAAGCCACTGTTGGCCGCACGGTCCATTTTTTCAGTAAGGCAATCGCCGACCGCGATCCCGCAAAACCCGGCTATGGCCTCAATGGACAGGGCGCAGGCCCATATGTCGCGACCGTCATTCAAACCAGCGGCGATCAGTACGCCAACCTGAAGGTGATTGGTTGGGGCGTCGATGCGTGGGACGAAGGGTCTGTTACGCGGGGCTCGGAAAGCAATCCGAACCGCTATTGGACTTGGCCACCGAGAGAATAGAATTTGCTCCCTCTGAAAAGACGGGGGCCAGGGTGCGTCACCCAAGCCGCGAGCTACTCACTCGCATGACCTGACCCGGCCGGCATCCGGCCATCCCGCCACCGCGCACACGGCGGGATCAATCGTGTCTCAGATCATGCCTTCACTGGAGTCCCCGGCGTTCATTCGGCCGGACAAATTCGTCCACGTCGTTAACGGCGACATCTGGCAGCTCGGCAAACACCGGCTCGCCTGCGGAGACGCCACCGATCCCGCCATTGTCCATCAGCTGTTAGGCCATGCCCGGCCGCGGTTGATGGCCACCGATCCTCCATACGGTGTCGGCTATGAGCCGGAATGGCGAACCAAGCTTGGCGGGACCACCATCATCGCGGCCGAAATGACCCGCCGCCGCTGCTACGCCATCGAGCTCAGTCCGGAATATTGCGGGCTGGCGATCGCGCGGTGGGAGCAGCTGACGGGCCACGCCAAGCGACTTTGAAACTCGAGAGGCGCGAAAGCGCTGAGGGCAGCGATAGGCGTGGGCGCTGCGGCCGTGGATGTAACGGAACGGATGGGGCTCTCTCGAATGACCGACAACGTCACAGACGCGAAGGCTGGCACGGCAGGCGGCAGCTTGTTTGAACGCCGGTTGGCCCGGCACGAACAAGAACTTGTCCAGCTGCGAAGCCGCCGAAGCGTAAGCGCGCCAGCAGCCAACGAGGAGGCGCCGGCCGCAGAAGTTAGACCGGGCATTCCGGACTAACGCCGCGGACGGCGCATTTCAGGATTGACGTTCGACTGAAAACCACCGGGTGCAGGGTTCGGAACATCATCACGGGCGCGTGGCGCCGCAGGCGCTCGCGGGATCCCTACACCTAGGTCCTGGTTGACCATCCTGATCGTCGCGCCGGCGGGAAGCGCCGCGATCGCGGCGGCCACCGCGGCCAGGCAAACGCTCGATGTCGGCCAGCCGAATGCCACGGCCTGCAGTTCATCCATCGGCTCGGCAACCGAAAAGACGCGCTCGCCGGGATCGCCGTCGAATTTTGACTTTGCTGTTACTTCCTTCGCGTAGCGCGCGCCGGCCGCGGCTATTTTCGCCTCGAGGTCACGCAGCTCCTCGATCGCTTCAGCCGGCGCAGGCCGCCGATCGCTGCACCACGATTTCACCGAATCGAGCCGCACGCCGCGAAGATCAGCAGCCTCCTGTTGCGAGAGGCCGCACCGCCTGCGCAATACATCATAGACACTCGCCAAGGCTGCTCTCCTTTTTGCCAGTTGAAAACGTGCGGTCCCCGTTTCCGGGGACCGCGTTTCTCGTTTTAGTTATTATCGAATTGCTCGTGGAACGTCTGACGTTCGCCAACCAGATTGGCTGCCCGCAGACCCGCCATCGCCTTCTCATAACGCGAGGGGCGACGACGATCCGGAATCCGCTCAATGATTTCATCCGGATGCTCGTTCATCGTGCGAGCCATCTGAATGATCAGCGGGCGGGTGATTTTCCCGTTCACTGCCAGTTCCTCGAGATAGGCAAGCCCGATCCGTTCGGCCTTGTCGCGAAGCAACTGCACTTCTTTGAGCGGGTTCGATTTGGAGAAGAAGTTAAACATCTTAGGGGTCCTTTCCCTTTCGCGTCGGGGTAATTCCCAACGCTCAAAACAGTGTACACTAAAAGTGTACAAACGCAAGTAACCTTCTAACAAAACTTATTTTTTCTCCCTCGTCTGAGGGTGCCCGATGCCCACCGAACTCGTCGACCCGCGAGCATCGGTCCGCGCCTATATCGAGGCCGAAAAAGCTGTCGGCACCCGGCGCGCCTACAAATCGGATTGGGCCGACTTCTGCGCCTGGTGCGATACTGTAAGTCTGAACAGTATGCCGGCGGAGCCCATCGCGGTGGCCCGCTATCTGGCCCAGCTCGCCGATCGCGGGCTGAAGGCCGCAACCATTCAGCGACACGTGGCGTCAATCCGGGCGGCTCACCTGGCCGCCAACAAAGAGCCGCCAACCAACGCCGAAGGCGTCAAGGCGACGATGCGCGGGATCCGGCGCACGCTTGGCACCAGACCGACCAAGAAGGCGCCGGCGACGGCCGAGATCATCACCAAGCTGCAGGCGGTGTTTCCGAACACGCTCGCAGGCCACCGCGATCGCGCCATCGTACTGATGGGGTTCGCCGCGGCGCTCCGCCGCTCCGAGCTGGTCGCCCTGGATGTTCCGGACATCGAATGGCGCCGCAAGGGCGTGGTATTGCATAAACGTCGGTCCAAGACGGACCAGGAGGGCAAGGGCGCGTTTATTCCCGTGCCGCGCGGCAATGCGCTGCGGCCGGTCGACGCGCTCGAAGCCTGGCTGAACGCCTCCGGGATCACTGAAGGCCCGATTTTCCGATCGGTGCACCGATCCGGCGCGCTGCTCGAGCAGCGGCTTTCCGATCGCGACGTCGCCCGCATCGTCAAACGCGCCGTGGCGGCCGCCGGCATCGATGCGAAGGTTTTCTCAGGACACTCGCTGCGTGCCGGCTTCGTCACCTCGGCGCTCGATGCCGGCGTCGACCCGCTCAAGATCATGCCGATCACCTGCCACGTGAAGGTCGACACGTTGAAGGAATACGACCGGCGCGAGAACGACTTCGACACCCACGCCGGCGGGGATTTTCTTTGACCGGGTCTACTTGCCCTTGTTTATCTTATCGACCGCGTCGATACCCTTTCCGATCTTGTCCGCATCGGATTCGCCGCCTCCGTGCGCTCTCTTGTTATCTTTCTGGTCGTTGCCTTGGTTCACTCTTTTGTCGCCTTCAGCTGGATTGTTCGGTCCGACAGCCATTTTGTCTCTCCCTTAAGTGGTAGGGCCACCACCCTAAACCTCTTGGCGAGCTTGGCAACGCCATGATCGGGACGGCCTTGGCATAGGTCTGGTGTCCGATAACCGCCGTTATCGGACACCAGCCTTTGTAAACAAGACCCGCCACACCAGGGCAATGGCAAGGAAAGCGCCGATTGTGCTTGCGAGAGACATCGCAGTCCCTATGTGCGCTGCTACGAGACCGAAGATTGCGCCGGCTATCAGCGACAAAAGCGCAACTCCTAGCAGTCTGTCTTTCAATGCCGGCCCCGCTGCCGATGTCCGGGCCGTTATCGCTTCAAGCTTGGAGGCAATGCGCCATGCGGCTTCGATGGTTCGCTCTTGCGCCTTGTCCGGAGAACGAAGATTTTCAACCGCCGCCCGCAGCGTAAAAATATCGTCGTCACTCAAGTTCACCAACGGCATCGAGCATCTCCATCTTGCGTCGCCGAATCGACCGTGATTCTCTCTGTGCTGCAGGTGATTTGCCTGCGTTGACACAGGAGAGACCATGGCCACGAGCACTACCAAACGCAAGCCGGTCGCCAACATGAAGGCGAAACGTCCGGCCAAGTTCCACGGCGCGCAGGACGTCAGCAGGCCTGTTCGGTATTTCCCAAGGTAATCACGCCCGGCATCTCCAAGATCGGACACTCGCGCGCCCATTTGCGGTATGCAGCGATCAACCCGTTCAGATCGGCCACCTCGTTATTGAGCCGAGCGATCTCTTGCAGTAGCTCGGTGCAGTCCACCATGCATTGGATGCCATCCGCGTAATCAATCTGGGAGGCTTTGGCTATCGTTAGCCGCGCTTCGTGTATTCTGCGGATTGCTTCAACGTCTACCATTCGTGCGCTCCCGACTCTTGATCGACCGAGTCGACCGTGATTCTCTCTGTGCTGCAGGTGATTTGCCTGCGTTGACACAGGAGCCAGCATGGCCACGAGCACAACGAAACGCAAGCCGGCCGCCAAGATGAAGATGGCGAAACGTCCGGCAAAGTCCACGGCGCGAAGGTCGTCAGCAACCAAGCGCACCACCAAGCGCTGACGTTCTACGCGCCGCGCTTCAGTTGAAGAGGCCGCCGCGATCGGCGGCCTCTCTCATTGCGAGGAGCGCATGACGCAAGCCCAGCCTGCAGCTGCTGCACCGAAGCTTTCGCCGCCGCGCAACAGCGTCGCGCATGCGTGGTTGACGTCGCCCGAATATCAACAGCTTCTGCTCGAGGCAGATCGTCTGGGCCAGCATCCGGACAGACTAACAGCCACGATCGTCAGGGCTGTGGTTCTCAACGGCTACGTCGACGCCATTCTGCACACGCCGTGACGGGGGACCGGGCATACGACGCCCATCGCCGAGCCGAGAAGCCGTGGCGTAAGTGGTACTCGTTAGCCAGATGGAAGCGCCGGCGCACAGCCCAGCTCGAGGCCGAACCGAACTGCCAGCGCTGCAAAGAGCGCGGCCTGACGGTACCAGCAACTGTCGTCCATCACGTCAAGAAACATAACGGCAACCCGAAGTTGTTCTGGTACGGCAGACTCCTATCCGACTGCAAGCCATGCCACGACATCATCGAGCAAGCCATCGAGGTGCGAGGCTTCGAGGTTGGTTGTGACGATAACGGACGGCCGATCGCCAGCGATCATCCGTGGAATGCAAACAAACGCGCATAAGGGGTGGGGGGTTTCGCAGTACGAGCCCCCCGCCCCGCTGACCGGCCCCCAAGCTGCCTGCGCGCGGGGAGCAAAAATATGAAGGGGGGTTTCGGCTCCAAATGGCTGAAATCAATCCTGGCAGCAGCGCAGCACCGGCCGAGCCGGACTGGGCCAAGCTCTACCGGACCAAGGTCGATCGCGAATTCGCGCATCAGCTGTGGAGCGACGTCGTCGCCGAGATGACCGCGGCGAACACGCTGTCGATCGTCAACGGTCCGGCGATCAAGCGCTATGTGATCTTCCAGGTCGAATGCGAGCGGCAGTCCCGCACCATCGGCATGAGTGGCGTGATCCGTAAAGCCAAGAAAACCAAAGTGCCGATGGTTCACCCGGCATGGAGCATTCTGAAGCAGGCGGCCGAGGCCGCGGCGACGCTCGAGGCCGAGCTCGCCATCAGTCCGCGGCGGCGTAACAATGGCGGAAAGGTCGAGCGCAAACAAACCCGCACCAGCCGGGCCGACGCTTTCCTCTCCAAACCTAAACCGGATCACCTCCGATCGGTATCCTGACGATCCGGTCACCCGCTATGCGCTGGACATGCTGCACGCCCGGATCGTCGCCGGCGAGCTCGCGATCGCTGCCGGCGAACGGCATCTAAAGGACATCATCGACGGCGAGAAGCGCGGCCTGTTCTGGCGCCCCGAGATGAAGGCCTTCCGCGCACTCGAATTCTTTCCGGCTGTGCTCTCCATCACTGCCGGCGCCAAGGCCGGCCAGCCGTTCGAGCTGCTGCCCTGGCATATGTTCACGGTCGGCTCTCTCTTTGGCTGGCTGCTCGCCTCGGGCCGTCTGCGCTTCCGCTGCGGCTATATCGAGACCGGCAAAGGCCAGGCCAAGTCGCCGCTGATGGGTGGCATCTGTCTCTACCTGATGGGCTGGTACGGCGTGAAGCGCGCTGAGGCCTATTCGATCGGCCAGGACAAGGCCACATCGAACGTGCTGTTCAAGGACGCAGTCGGCATGTGCCGGGCCAACATTCCGGGTACGTTGGAGGATGACACCGATACCCTAGAAGGCCGCGGCGAGGTGGTGATTCGCGGTGAGGGAGATCTCGCTTGGCAGATTGAACGCCCGGCCACGCAATCAAAGTTCAAGGCACTGGCCAACGGCCCCGCCAAATCTGGGCCTCGGCCGATCGTGGTGGCGGCCGACGAAATCCACGAGTTCAAGGACGTTGCCCCGATCAAGACCTGGGAGGAAGCGGTCGTCAAGCAACCGGGCGATGCGCTGATGTTGCTGGGTACGAACACGCCTGCCTCGACGCAAATCGTCGGCACCGAGCTCTCGGAGTTTTACCAAAAGGTAGCGAAGGGCGATGTCGAGGACGACGAGGCTTTTGCTTATATTGCCCGCGTCGACAAGAAGGATCGCGAGACAGTTTTTGACAACGAGGCCTGCTGGATCAAAGCGCTGCCAGCGCTAGGCATCACCTTCCCTATCGAGAACATCCGCGGCCGGGTCAGAAGCGCTAAAGAGCTGATCTCCACCGCGATGTCGGTGAAGCGGCTATATTTCGGGATTCCGCTCGGCTCGGTCGATTTCTGGATTGCCGAAGAAGCCTGGGCGGCGGTCCAGGGCAAGGTCGACCTCCCTGCCCTGAAGAAATGCCGCTGCTGGCTTTCGCTGGATCTGTCGAAGAAGAACGACCTCACGGCGCTGACCGCGGTATGGATTGACGAAAAAGGGCACCTCTGGGCCAAGACCTGGTACTGGACCACGAAGTCGGGCCTTGCCGATCGCGCCAAGAAGGCCAACGCGCCCTATGAAAAGTGGGTGGAGGAAAAGCATCTTATCGACGTCGACGGCCCGGTGATCGATTACACCTTCGTCGCCGCCCAGGTGCAGAAGCTGGATCAGGAGTTCGACGTCCAGTTCCTGGTCTTCGATCCCGCAAAGATCGGCGACTTCATGCAAGCCTGCGGCGACATCGGTTTTCCGGTGTGGCTCTGGGAAGGTCCGGACACTCAGCCTGGTTCCGGCCTGATGATGGCTTCGCACGGACAAGGCAACAAGGTCCTGTTCTACAAGGAACTGGATGCCGACAAGAAGCCGATCGAGCGGCTGTGCATGCCGCGCTCGATCGAGCGGCTCGAGGACCGCGTCCTCAACGGCGGCATCACCATCGAGCATTCGCCGGTCACCTATTTCTGCGCCGGCAATGCCTATGTGCTCGCCGACGGCCAGAACAACCGTTGCTTTGAAAAGAACCGCTCGCGCGGACCGATCGACGGCCTGGTGACCATCTGCATGGGTGTCGGCGCCGCCACCTTCAAACACCACAGCGGCAAGTCGGTCTACGAACGTCGCGGCCTGCTGGTACTGTAGCAAAGGACGACCGCTGAAATGCGCCAGAAACTTGCCCAACTCTGGCTTCTGGTCCGCTATGCCGGCCGTGCGGTCACGCGCCCCGTCGTCAACGCGATTGCATTTCTCTCTACCCGGCTTCTAGCCCCGATCGGGTTCCGGGATCTTCTGCTGCTCGGCGGCTCGGGCTTGGTCGGTTACGGCCTTGCGCCCGTCTGGCTTCCCGCAGCCTTCATCGTGCCTGGCGCAATCTTCGTCTATGTCGCGATCTTCAACGTCAGGGCCTGACCGCAATGTCTCTCCTGACGACGATGTCGCGCAGCATGTCCGCGCCGCACATCAAATCCGATACCGGCATTGCTGCGCAAGGCGGAGGCGGTTTCCTCCCCCTGCTCGGCGCTAGCAGGTCCGCCAGCGGCCTCGTCATCAACCAAGCCAGTGCGTTGGCGTCGTCGGTAATCTATCGCTGCACCATGATCCGGTCCAACGACGTGGCGCGCTGCACGCCGCGGGTGATGCCGATCGGTGCGCCGCGCAGCGGCAAACCTAACACTAGCCACCCGGTGGCAAAGCTGTTCAAGCGGCCGAACTGGATGCAGACCTGGTTTGAATTCGCCGGCCAGATGGAGGCGGCCCATATCCTGCGCCAGAACGCCTATGCGGCGATCCTGCGCGATCGCCGCGGCAACCCGATCAACCTGATCCCGATCAACCCGGACGGCGTTACGGTGCTGGAAGCATCGAACGGGATGATCTTCTACCAGACCAGCCGCATCGGCCTGTTCCAGATGTTCGCGCTGAAGGATCTGCCCATGGCGATCCCGGCCGAGGACATGCTGCACCTGCGCGGATTGTCTTTCAACATGCTGTTCGGCATGCCCACGATCGGGCTCGCCCAGGATTCGATCGGCGTGGCGCTGGGGCTCGAGCAGCAGACTGCCCGCCTGATCGGCAATGGCGCCCGTCCTGGCGGCGTACTTAAACACAAAGGACTTATATCGGAAGACGCCGCGAAACGGCTCAAGGCGCAGTGGGAAGAAATCCGTGCCGGCGTCGAAAACGTCGGCCGCACTATCCTGCTCGAGGAAGGCCTGGAGTGGGAAGCGCTGCAGCTGACGTCGGTGGACATGCAGTTCATCGAGCAGCGCAAATTGTCGGTCGAGGAATGCGCACGCTGGATGGGCGTGCCGCTGTGGAAACTGGCGGTCACCGCCGAACTCGCCCGCATCAAGATGGATGACGCCCAGGTCGACTACGTCAACACCACGGTGAAGCCTGATCTGGAAGCCATCCAGCAGAAATTCAACCAGACCTTTAATCTCGAAGCCGACGGCCTGACTACCGATCTCAACGAGCGCGAGCTGCTGCATCCCTCCGAGGCCGCGCGCATAAATAACCAGCGGCTCAAGATCATGTCCGGGATATCGACCCAGAATGAATGCCGCGCCGAAAACGGCGACCCGCCGCTGGCTGGCGGCGACGTGCTGCTGACCCCGGTCAACCTCGCCTCCTCCGGCTCCGACATGAGCGGCACCGCGCCTGACGGTGCCGGCCGGCCCGCCGGCGGCGCGCCGCCCGATCCTGGTGCTGCAAATGCCGAGAAGTCCGCGATCGCGCCTTACGTGATGAAAGACCAGAGCGCATTCGTGCAGGATCCGCACCCGCCCGCGCGTACCGAACTTTCCGAAAGCTAGAGGACCATCGCCCGATGGAGTTGAAGCACAAATATCTCACCGGCGCGGTCATCAAGGATGACACGCTCACCGATCGTCAGATCCGCGTTGTGGTGTCGACGCCGGCGCCGGACCGCGTCAAGGACGTCATGGAGCCCTCGGGCTGCGACCTGTCGAACTATAAGCGCAATCCGATCGTGCTGGCCGACCACAACACCAAGGCGCCGGTCGGCACGGCCGCGGTGGAGATCAAATCGGACCGCGTTGAGGCAGTGATTACCTTCGCGCCGGCAGGGATCTCGGTAAAGGCGGACGAATATTGCGGCCTCTACAAGGCCGGCGTACTGAACACGGTCAGCCCGGGCTTTCGCGAGCTTGAGGTTGCGCCCTTGCCCGGCGGCGGCTCGCACATCAAGCGCTGGGAGCTGCTCGAATTGTCGGGCGTCGCCGTGCCGGCGCAGCCGGACGCGATCGTTACCGCTCGCTCGCTTGAGGCTGCCAACACCAACTGGAAGGTGGGCGCCTCACGCAACCTGCCGATCGCGACAGATTCCGCCTGGGACGGCACCGCGGCCGCCAAGGGCATTTTCGAAAAGGCTGACTTTGACGGCGACGACGCCGACACCGGCTTCGCGCGCAAGGGCTTCCTGGTCTACGACGCCGGCCACGCCGATGACGTTGCCTCCTACCAGGTCCCCTTCGCCAAACTTTTCGACGGCCGCCTGATGGTGACACGGGAAAGCATCGCGGGCGCCGCAGAGAAATTGAAATCCATCAATCTTCCCGACGACGTCGCCGACAAGGCGCGCGCCGTCTTGAGCCATTACGAGGGTGAGATGAGCAAGACCAAGGACGCCGGCGACATCGCCACCAAGCAACAGCGTTTCTTTGCCAGCAAGGACCTCTACGACGCATCGAGCCTCGCCAGCGTGGTGCAGACGCTGGTCTCGCTCGCGAACTGGGCGGACTGGGAACGCGAGAGCGAGGGCGACGACAGCAAGCTGCCCGAGATGCTCGCCGCGATCGCGCGCGACGCCGGCGCCGCCCTGGTGGCGATGACCGCTGAGGAAGTCGCCGAGCTAATCGCGCGGCTGTCGAACCTCCCAACCGAACAGAAGTCCTTCATCGAAGCCGGCAAGAGCCCGGCGGTTAAGGCGCTGCGGCTCGCGGCCGCCAGCACCAAGGCCGGCCGCAAGTTTTCCGCCGCCAACCAGAAATCCATGGAGGATGCCTGCAAGAGCATTCTCGCCGGGCATGACGCCATCAAGGCGATGTTCGATGACACCGACTCCGGCGATGAGCCGGATGCCGAAACCGACACGGAGAAGGCGCTGCCAACCGGCGTGCTGTCAGAGCGCGAACGGGATCTCGAACTGCTGCGGCTGCAGAGCTGCTGAACGCGCCGACACGGCGCGCCTCCCCCGCCCCCTTTCCGGAGCCTTGGGCAAGCTGTCCGCAGCGTCGTGATGACGCCGCACCCCTTAGATGGAGCCTATTACCATGACCATTGCCAAACTGATGGCCGCTCGCGGCAAGGCGTTCGATGCCTTGCAGGCGCACGGCACCAAGAAGGATTTCGCCCCGGCCGACCAGCCGGAATACGATCGCCTCAAGGCCGACGTGATCCGCCTCGACGGCGAAATCACCCGCGCCAAGGAAACCCAGGAACTGGCGGCAAAGTCTGCCGTGCCTGTCGCTGGCCAGGAAACTCAGACCGGTCCCGCTGCAGCCGAAACCGACAAATACGTCAAGGAGAAGTCGCTGATCATCGGCGGCGTCTGCAAGATGCTCGGCATGGGCGGCGGCAATATCTACGGTGCTCGCCAGGCCGCGGCTGACCTCTACGGCGAGAACCATCCCGTGACCAAAGCCCTGGTGACGTCGGTCGGCGCCTCCGGCGGCCTGATCGTGCCGCCCGACGTCTCAGCTGAGATCATCGAGCTGCTGCGCCCCAGGGCCGTTGTTCGCGCGGCCGGTCCACGATTGCTTCCGATGCCTCGCGGCACCATGACATTGCCCGGCCAGGGCAGCGCCGCGACCGCCGGTTACGGCGCCGAAGGCAGCAAGATCAGCAAGAGCCAGCAGACGCTGAAGGGCATCGTTGCCAGCTTCAAGAAGATGACCGCGCTGGTGCCGGTGTCGAACGACATGATGCGCTACGCCAATCCCGCGGTCGACGCCTTCGTCCGCGACGACCTGGTTAAGGTCGTGGCGTTGCGCGAGGACAAAGCCTTCCTGCTCGATGACGGCACCCAGGACACCCCGCGGGGCTTCCTGTCCTTTGCCAATGCCTACGGCACCACGGCCGGCGTCTATTTCAACAGCGCCAACAGCACGGCTGCCGCCGGCGGCAACTGGATCACGTCCACGCTGGCCTACACCCTGGCGACGGTGGCCGCCGAACTCGGCGGTGCCGTCAACAAGCTTGATACCGCCGACGTGCCGGATGACAAGCGCTGCTGGTTCATGCACCCGAGGTCGTTCAACTATCTTTACAACGTGCAGAATTCGCTCGGCGTTTACGTCTATCGCGACGAACTCAACAAGGGAACGCTGCTCAGCTATCCCTTCAAGAAGTCGACGCAGTTCCCGATCAACCTGTACGATACGACCGGCGCCAACCAGGATTGCTCGTTCGTGATGTTGGCCGAGATGACCGAAGCGATCATCCTCGATTCGATGCAGCTCGAACTCGCCGTCTCCCGCGAAGGCACCTATTACGACGAGAACGGCAATCTCGTTTCCGCCTTCGCCAAGGACGAAACCGTGATCCGCGCCATCGCCGAACACGATTTCCAGATGCGTCACGACTCCGCGGTGGCGATCATCCAGTTCGTCCGCTGGGCGCCGGCGATCTCCTAACCACCCAAGCTGATCAGCGGGTCCGGCTCCGGCCGGGCCCGGCACGGGCATTTCAACCATACGCGGCGCGGCATCAGCCGGGCCATTCCCATCATCTGAAGGAAATTCAACCATGAACATCGTTCTTCAGCGCGACGTCGGCAGCCTGGGTGCGCTCAAGCGCCTTTCGGCGGCCGCGTCTGCCGTCGCCGCCGGCGCCGGCGATTCCACCACTGTCACGGGCGTCACCATCGACCGCATGGGCTTTCCGAACGGCTCGATGCCGAACAGTCTGGCGCTGGCCTTCCCCTGGGAAGCGGTGCTGGCGACCGCCAAGACGCTCTCGATCGGCTATGCCGTCCAGGACAGCGCCGACAACTCCAACTGGTCGGACTATCAGACCGCGACCTATGCCGTCATGGCGACTGGTTCGACCGCAGCTTCGGCCGCGGCCGGGCAGCTGGAGGTCAGCGTCAACCTGACCTCGGCACGCCGCTATGTCCGCGCAAACCATGCGCTGGATCTGTCGGCAACCCAAACCGACACCGCGGCATCCCGCGCCGTCGGCTTCTTCGCCGGCTTCGACCGCCTGCCGGCGTGATCGACAATGAATAAAAATGGCGCGGCGGTTTCCGTCGCGCCTGCGGACAGGCTTGCGCGCGCGCGGCAGCGATCAGTCATGATCTGCACGCCGATCGCGCGCAATCCGGCCTGGCAATACACGTCGTCGCTCGCCTCGACGCTGCTGTTCCTCCCCGAGCAGGGCATGCGCTGCAGCTATCAATTCGTGGTCGGATCATCTGTTATCTCGAAAGCTCGCAACGAACTCTGCGCGCACTTCCTGATGTCGGACTTTACCGATCTATTGTTCATCGATGACGACATGCAGTGGAGCCCGAACGCGGTGCTGCGCCTGCTGGCCTCGGATAAGCCGCTGATCGGCGGTGTCGGCCGGATGCGGGTGCAAAAGCCGAACAGCGACCCCGCCGTGTGGTGCTGGCGGCCGCTGCACGATGCCGGCGGCCAGCTGCGTCAGGATGACATGGGTGCGATCGAGGCGTTGGGCTTCGGCGCCGCCTTCATGCTGATTAACCGCCGCGTGCTGCACGAGCTCGCGACCGCACATCCGGACTGGAAGCGCCCCGGCGCCAACGATTGGCCGCAGGATCTGCGCGACCACTATTTCGAATTCTTCCGCCAGAACCACGAAGGCGACGAGGGCGAGACCAGCGAGGACTACGTTTTCTGCGATCGCTGGCGCCGCCACGGCCAATCGGTCTGGGTCGATCCCACCATCCAGCTTGGCCATGTCGGCTCCTGGACCTATCAGGGCAGCATCGAGGACGCCGTCCTAGTGCCGGCCGAAACCGCGGAGAAAGCTGCATGATACGAGCATTGATCGAGGCCTGGGCGCTCGAGCGCGCGCTGCACGATGGTGTGCCGGTCGCCGTTGTCCATGTGCATGCGGCCGCGTCGGACCTGGTGGCCGAAATCGCCCGGGAGAAGGATGCGGCGATCGCAGCCCTGCTCCGGCCCGCCCCGGCTCCGCAAACCAGCCCAGCGGCGCCTGTGGCGGCCGACGTACCCGCGGCGCTCCCGGCACCCGCCGCAGCCCCGGACACGACTGATGCGCCCGCCGCGGCGCCGGAGGGTGGTCAGACAGCCGAGCCCGCCAGCGCCCCGCAGGTGCCGGCATGAAGGGCGTCAGATTCACCACACCGATGGCGCCGTTCGGCGCCGGCGACACCGCCCTGCTGCCGGATGGCGCCGCCAACACCCTATTCGCCTCCAAAGAGGCCGAGCCTTACGCGTTTCCAGACAATCCTCACGCCCACGAGGCCGGCTATCAGCCGCCCTCGACCAAACCGATCGAGCCGCCGGCGAAGAAGCCGGTCCTGACCATCAAGAAGAAATAAATCCCTGAGGGAAGCTACTCATGGTCGACCGTTACCAGGGAATGTCGCCATCGCTGTCGTCGCCTTATATCGGCGGCGCCGCGATCGTCAAAAGCGACACCGTCGCGATCGAGATCACGCGCGCGATTTATGTCGGCGGCACCGGCGACCTCAAGGTCACCTACCAGGACGGCTCGGTCGACGTCATCCAGTCGATCCCGGCCGGCACCATCCTGCCGATCCGCGTCTCGCTGGTGTGGTCGACCGGCAGCACGGCGACCAAGCTTTCGGCGCTGTACTGATGCGCCAGGCGCTGATCGACATCGACGCCGAGTTGTGGTTTACGCCGCGACCCGACAGCTGCTTTCGCGACGGCTTGGGCCGCATCATCGATGCCATGCAAGTCTACGGCCTCAGCGTCGTCGGCAGCGTTTCGGCGCCCCCGGGATTCGTTCGCCTGATTGTACAAGGCGATGCCCTGCCGACCGAATGTTCCGAAGGCTGGCGCATTATCCAGCCGGTATTTACCGCGGAGGCCTCCGGGTGGCAGCGCATTGTCCGGGTCTCGGATATCCGCGTCGCCGGCCGGCCCAGCATCCAGACCGTTGCTTGATCACCCGATGCACACGCTCGACATCTTTGCCACCCGATTACCGCCGCCGGCACGGCGCTATTATCGTTTGGACGCGCCCACGGCCGCACCGATCACGCTGCAGGCCGCCAAGAGCTTTCTGCGGGTCGATCACGACGATGACGACGCCGACATCCAGCGCTTCATCAATGCTGCGATTTCCCATCTCGACGGCTCCGGCCGCGAACGTGATGGCCACCTCGGCCGCGCGCTGATTAACCAGACCTGGGTGCTCGAGGCCGAACGTCCGGAGCGCGGTCGCATCGCGATCGAGTATGGCCTGGTGCGGAGCGTGACTAGTGTCGAGGTGATGAGCGCCGGCGTCTACACAACTTGGGATCCAGCGAACTATCGTCTCGGCTTTCGCGACGGCAGCGCCTTCATCGCGCCGGTGTCCGGGTCATCGTTTCCGCAACACGATGTCCGCGAGGACGCGTTCAAGGTCACCTATGTCTGTGGCTATGGGTCTACGGCTGGGGATATCCCGGCCAGCCTGGTCGAGGCGATGCTGCTGCATATCGGTCACCTCTATGAGAACCGCCAAGGCATCTATGCCGACGCTCGCGGCCAGAGCTTCTCGCTGCCGTTCGGCTACGCGGACCACGTCAGGCCGTATCGTGTGATCCCGCTGGTCTGACTTCCTATAAATTTTTTACAACCAGGAGCATCTTAAAAATGGACCTTTCCATCACCGCCGCCAATGTCGTCGCTGGCGAAGACGCCGCAACCAAGCAGGGTCTCGCCGGCGAAGCGATCGCGGCGGGCAAGCTGGTCTATCTCGATGCGACCAGCAAGAAATACCTGCTTGCGGACAACAATTCGGCGACGGCCGCCGCGCGCCATGCAGTGGGCGTCGCCTTGAACGGCGCCGCGCTCAATCAGCCGCTGCATGTCCAGACTGGCGGCAAGATCACGCTCGGCGCGGTGCTGACCGCCGGCATAGCCTATTTTGTCAGTGATACACCTGGCGGCATCTGCGTATTGGCCGACGTCGGTTCGGGCGAATATATCTGCCAGCTTGGGCTCGCCGAATCCACCACCGTGCTGGATCTGAACATCCAATTCCCGAACGTCGCGAACTGATCTCCGCCCGATGTCCGCCGGCGAACTGCGCGAGCGCGTCATCTTCCAAAGCCGCACCCCTGCGGAAGATGGCGATGGCGCCGGCAACTTCGAAGGTGCGTGGCAGGAGCGGTTTCGCTGCGCTGCGCGGCTAACGCCCTTGAAGGGATCGGAAACCGTCATCGCCTCGCGGCTTGCCGGAAATCAGCCCTTAATCATCAAGGTTCGCTCCTCGGCGCAATGCCGCGAGGTGACCACTGACTGGCGTATTCTCAACGCCAGGCTGCGCGATGTGAAGGGCGATCCGACCGCCTACAACATCCGGTCCTTCATGAACACGGACGAGAAGCGCGAATATATCGATTTTCTCTGCGATAGCGGAGTTGCGACCTGATGGCGAACGCGTCGGTCCAGGCATTCAAGGCCGCGCTTCGCGACATCTCCGCTCGAGCGAAAGCCAGGCTGCCGGCGCGCGTCGAAAACGAGGCGAACGGTCTTGCCGCGGCAATGAAGGATGCCGCCGGCGCGCACCGCCGCTCCGGCAACACCGTCGAATCAATCCAGGTCGCCAAGACCAGCAAGGCGAGTCGGTTTCGTGTCACCGCCGGCGGCGACCTCACAACCAAGGAAGTCCGCAAGGGCTCCGGCAAGACATTCGACTATGTCCGAGGCGAGGAATTCAGCACGGTCACGATGCCGGCAATCCCATTTTTCTTCACCACTTACCGGGCGCGCAAAGCTGAAATGAAGAAGCGCATCGCGGACGGCATCGCGTCGGACATCACATCTTGATCAACGATCCCTCCGAAGCGCTGCAACGATCGGTCTATGCAACGTTGATCGCCGACGCCGCAGTGTCGGGGATGATATCGAAGCGGGTTTACGACGAGGTGCCGCCGAACGCGATCTTTCCTTGCACAAGCTTCGGCGACTTTCAGGTGATCCCAGAGAGCGGCGATTGCCTGCAGGGCGCTCAGGTTTTTATGACGCTGCACACCTGGTCGCGGCCGGAAGAAAAGGTCGGCTCGACCGAAAACAAGAAATTGGGCCGCGCGATAGTCGCGGCGCTCGATGACGCGGACCTGACCACGCCGGACGTCCGCGTCAATTCCTGCCTGCTCGAAACCCTGAACTATCTCGCCGACCCCGATGGCAAGACCAGCCACGGCGTCCTCGTTTTTTCCATCCTGACCGACTGAGGAGCCAACAGCCATGGCCGCTGCCAATTCGCTAAAATACTCGGAATTCGTCTTTCAGTTCGGTGACGGGGCTGCGCCGGAAACGTTCTCCAGGCCCTGCGGCGTGACTTCGCGTGATTTTGCGATCGAACCCAACACATCGGATACTGCGCTCCCTGACTGCAGCGACGAGGACTTACCGGCCTGGCTCGATCGAGACACCGTCTCCATGTCGGCGTCCGGCAACATTGCCGGCACCCTCGATGACGACGATTTCGATGCGCTGCTCGATTGGGCGCTGTCCGGCGATTCCCGCAATGCCCGGCTGATTATCAAGAACCGACGCCTTGACGGCGCGTTCAAGATCTCGCTGACGGCCTCAGCTGAGAAGGGCAAGAAGGTCACGTTCCAGGGCAAGCTGACCTCGGATGGCAAGATTACGAGGGTTTCGTGAGCGCCTTCGGCACCATCGAGCTGCCGTTCGGCGACGGCGTCTACAATTTCTGCCTGTCGCAATATGCCCAGATCTTCGAACACCAGGATAAATGCGGCATCACCGCGGTCGGCGCTGATGACAGCCGCATCCTGATCCCGTCCGGTCCGAAGGAAACCTACGACCGGCTCCGGCTCGGCTCCTGGCGCCTTGCCGACATCCGCGAAACCATCCGGCTCGGCTTGATCGGCGGCGGCGCCAAGCCCACTGAGGCCCTGGTGCTGGTGCAGCGCTATGTCGACGCCCGGCCGCAGGTGGAGAACGTAGAGCTCGCCTGGCGCATCCTGGCGGCCGCCCTGGTGGGCCCGCCCGGAGACGAATTGGGAAAAACGACGGCGGAGGGGGTCAAGAGCGAGGTAGAGGCAGATTCTACTTCACCCGCTCCGCAGCCTATGGATCCGGAGCCGCCATCGGCCTCGGTCCCCGCGAGATCGATCAAATCACGCCGTGGGAGCTCGCAGCCGCGGTCGAAGGCTGGAACGCGTGCCACGGTTCGGAAACCTCGGCGCCGGAGCCGATGAGCGAAGCGCGCGAGCGCGAGCTGGTCGATAAATACGCCCATCTGTTGAGTTGAGGTACTTAAGATGGGATTGCCCGCCCTTTCCGTCGACGTCGATGCGAAGCTCGACAAGTTCAATGGAAAAATGAACCAGCTGGGCGGCAAGGCAGACCAGGCCGTGTCGGCGATCGAGGGCAAGTTCGCGGCCTTCAACCCGTCGTTTTCGACGCAAAACTACAATGCATCGCTCACCGGCATGGTGGTCGGAGCGGCCAGCACATTCGGTGGCATCGCCGGAATCGCCGGCCTCGCATTCGCGGCCGTCATTGCCGGGGTTGTGCAGGCCAACAAATATCTGGCCGATATGGATTCGGCCGCAAACCGCGCCGGTCTCTCGCTGCGCCGGTTTCAGGAATACAAGTTCGGCGCCGGCGCGATCGGCGTCTCGGACACCGACTTCTCGAGTTCGATCGACCGTGTGGCGGAAAACCTGCAGCGCGCAAAATTCGAGGCCAATGACCTTAACCGGGTGATGGCGGCAAACGGTGTGCCGTTGAAGGATACAAACGGCAAGCTTGTCGACATGGACAAGTTGCTCAGGGCCTCTGTTGACGTCATCCAGCGGGCGCCGAGCCTGCAGGACGCCCTGCAAATGGGCCAGATGATCGGCCTGACGCGGGACTTTTCGCAGCGGATTTTCGAGAGCAGCGGCCGGTTCCTGCAGCTGGCATCGGAGGCCAACAAGGCCGGTGCCGTCATCGACGACGCCACGATCAAAAAGGCCAAGGAGTTCGATACCGAGTGGAACAAGGCATCCTCGGTTTGGGGCGCGCAGATGAAGTCGGCCGTCGCCGGCGTGTTGCCGCTGCTGAATGAAGCCGTCAACGGCGCGGTGAAGGTCATCAGCGCGGTACAGTCGGCTTACAGCTTCATCAAGAATATCCAGGATTTTTATCGTCCGCCTGACATCGCATCGCTGAGCAAGGGGAAAATTGAAAACGAGCTCGCCGAGTATCGTCGTATCCGCGACGAACTTCAAAAGGCTGCCCCAGCCGAGAGCGGACAGAGTAAGTTCAATCGCTATGCGGACCTGGTCACGGGCACCAGGAGCGAGCCGGTCGAACGTGCCGGCGAAGCTCTTAATCCGAGTGATGCTTTGAAGGCCAATGTTTACCGTAAGGATGCCGGTCAATCCGCACTCGACGCCGTCAACGATACGATCAAGCGGCTCGAGGAGGCCCAGAAGAAGCTCGACGGCACGGTCGCGGGAAAGCCTGACAAAGGCAACCCGAGCGTCAATCCGGGACAGAAGGTGGCAGCGGAGGCGCGCGATCAATTCGACAAAGGCGTCGACTCCATCACCAAGCGCACCGCGACGATCAATGCCGACACCGCGGCGGTGTTTCAGAACAACGCCGCCCAGGCCCAATTCCGCGCCGAGTTTCAATTACTCACCGCCATCATGCGCGACAAGGGCGAGGTCGATCAGAAGCAGATCGACACCTATGAGCGGTTGCGGCAGTCGATGTCGGCGCAGCAGGCGCTCGCCGGCGCCGGCATCACGCTCAACAAGGACCACGCCAATTCGTTTCTGACGGTGTCGCAGAACGTCGCTACTGCGACAGCCAAATACGACCAGGCCAAGGAATCGCTCGACAAGATCAACAGCGCCAGCCAGCAGTTCGGCTCCGGACTGTCGACGGCCTTTGGCGATGCCGTGCTGGAGTCAAAAAAGCTCAACGACGTCCTGCAGAGCCTGCTCAAAACGATGGGGCGGGCCGGCATTAATTCTCTTTTTGCATCCTTCTTCAACGCGCCGGCTTCCGGCGGGCTCAGTCCGTTCACGGCTGCCCTCGGGCTCGGAGGTATCGGCCGCAATGCCGAGGGCACCGATAACTGGGGCGGCGGACCCACCTGGGTGGGCGAAAAGGGCCCGGAGATCCTCAACGTGCCCAAGGGCGCGCAGATCATTCCAAACAATGTCGCGACCCGGTCCGGCGGCGGCAACAGTTTCGCACTCACCGTCAGTCTTGCCGGCGCCAATGGCGACGCCGCCATCCGTCAGATGGTCGCGCAGGGCACAGCCCAGGGTGCGCGCGCCGTTCTCAGCCAGGTGCCCGGCCTCGCCTTGAAAGCCGTCAATGAACATCTGCAGCGCGTCGCCTGATGGCATTCCCCACTGCGGTCAACGACGTCATCGCGTCCCGCGATCCCGCGGTAGCGTTCCTGATCAAGTTCAACTTCGTTTCCGCGACCAAACGCGTCTGGACCGGCTTCGGCCCGCTCAAGACGCTCGACGGCAATCTCTGGGGCGGTCTCGGCGAGGTGGTTTCGATCGAGGGCCTGGCGCAGTTGTCGTCGACCGCGGCCACCGCCGGCCGGCTCACGGTTTCCGGGGTGTCGCCAAGTCTGCTCGCAACAGCGATCGGCGAAGAGCCGGAATATCTGCAGCGCCCGGTCTCGATCTTTCTGCAAGGCTTCAAAGACCGCCGGCTGGTCAGCAATCCCTGCGCGCTGGCGCTGCGCATCATGACAGGCATGGAGGTCAGCCGCGATGGCGACACACGGTCGATCGCGATCATCCACGAATCGCCCTACATCGGACGGAACAACGGCGCCAATGGTTACTACACCGACCAGGACCAGCAGCGCGAATTTCCCGGCGATCGCGCCTGTGAGCGCACGCCGTACCTCGTCTTCAAACGTGAAGCGTTCCCGAATTACTGAAGCACTTCCCGCATATCTGCGGCGGGCAGCCGCGAGACGTTTCAAATATGGCTCGTTCGATTGTTTTCTGTTCGTCGCGGACTGGTGCGCGGAGATGCGGGGGGTCGATCCTGCGTCGCACATCCGGGGCCGTTACGACGATCTATCCGAAGGCCTCGCGCTTGCCGGTGCGCGCAGCTTGCCGGTCGGTTTTCATCGTGTCCTCGGCGCTTCGGGCTTACGCCGGACGCGGTCGCCGGAACCCGGCGACGTTGCCTTAATAGCGTTGGCAGATGGGGTTGCACGCGGATCGATCATGGCCGGCGCAGGTTATGTCCTTCTCGGCGAAAACGGCCTGTCGCGCGTGGATATCGGGATAGCGCGCCTCGTTGCGGCCTGGTCGGTTTAATGCCCACGGCAGTCGGCTTTTTGATCCTTAATGCGGCCGGCATCGCGGAAATCGCGGGGTTCGCCATAACCGCCGAGAGCGCCGCCGTCGTCGGCAACGTGGCGCTGGCGAGCGCGGCGATCGGCGGCAGCCTCCTGCTCAACCGTCCCGACGCGCCGAAGCCGCAGGACGGCCAGCTGACGGTGCGCCAGTCTGCGCAGGCGCGCCGGCGCAACTACGGCCTGGTCAAGGTGGCCGGCCCGATTTTGCTGTCGGAGGTCAAGGACGGCCGCCGCTATCAAGTGATTGCCCTCAACGCCGACGAAATCGACAGCTTTCAGGATCATTTCTTCGACCAGAACGGCGGCGACGTCGACGGCTCTGGTACGGTCACCTCCGGCTTCCGGCTCGGCGACCACCATTATGCCCAGATCTTCAAAACCCTGGGCACCGACAGCGACGTGGCGTTCGAACCTTTGGTTACGGCCTTTCCTGCGCTGTGGACATCAGCGCATCGGGGCAACGGCATCGCCAAGGTGCTCGCCATCTTCGAGCAGCCCAAGGCCGAGGATTTCACCACCGTCTACCCGGGCGGCGTTCCGCCGGTTTATCGTGCCGTGCTGCGATCCGCCAAGGTCTGGGATCCGCGCGACGTTTCCCAGCATCGCGACGACAAGAGCACGTGGAAGTACAGCGTCAACGGCGTTCTGCATTCGCTCGATTATCACCGCGTCAAGAAGGGCATGGGCCTCGCGGTCTTCGACGACATCCTTTTTACCGATGCCGCCATCAATGAGGACTGGATACCCGCCGCCGACATTTGCGACGAGTCGATGGCGCTGAGGGGTGGCGGAACTGCGCCGCGCTATGCCTGCGCCGGCGGCTATGACCTGCCGTCGCCGCCGAAAACCGTGCTGGCTTCGATCCATTCCACCTGCGACGGCCAGACCTATCAGCGCGCGGACGGTGCGATCGGCATCCGCGTCGGCAAGACCATCGCGCCAACGGTGACGCTGGATGACGACGACATCATCGGATACGATTCGCTGCGGCGCGGTCCTTCGAACTCGCTGATCCCGGTCAACCAGGTCACCGCCAAATATACCGCGGCCAACTTAGACTTTCAGGAGAACGACGCCCAGGCCTGGCGCGATGAAGCCGCGATCGACGAGGCCGCCAAAGAAGAAAGCCGCGATGTCGACCTGAGGTGGGTCTATTTCCATCCGCAGGCGCGACGGCTGATGAAGCTGGCGTTGGCCCGCTTCACTCCGGAATGGTCGGGAACGATCGTCACCGAGATTGGCGGCCTGCGTGCATGGGGCGAGCGCTATATCCGCGTCAGGATTTCGGAACTCGAGATCGACCACACCTTTGAGGTCACGTCGTTCAACTTCAACACCGCATCGCTGAAATGCAGCATTGGCATTTCCGCGCTAGACCAGTCGGCCTTCGACTGGGATGCCGACACAGAGGAAGGCAGCGAGCCGGAGCCGCCGCCGGTGGATGATAGCAGCGGCGGAATTACCGCCCCGGTTAACGTCGTCGCTTCTTCGGATGCCGGCGTCATCACCATCACCTGGACCGCGCCCGTTCCAGGCTTCATTACTGCCCAGGCGCAATACAGCGTGAGCGGCGCGCACAACTGGTTCGACGCCTCGGTCGCCGAAACCCAGGATTCTGCGGTAACGCCGGCGCTTCCGCCCGACGATTACGACGTCCAGGTGCGTTTCCGCTCCGGCTCGCAGCGCAGCGATTGGGTCCCGGTGTTCGGGATCACCGTAAGCTGACCGCGAGGCCGCAATGCTGACGTTCCCCTCAGGGCTCCGGCCGATCGCCGGCGGCTTTATCAATTATGCAAAAACGCTTGGCGGCGGCCAGTCGCTTTCCGGGATCGAGCAGGTTGCCTCGACCATGAACGATCGCTGGCAGGCGAGCTACCGGTTTCCCGTCAGGACCGATGACGACGTCCTCGCGCTGCGCGCCTTCGTCATGTCCATGCGCGGCCGCGCCAGCACCGTCGCATTGCCGATGTTCGACCTCGCAAGGGCACCCTGGGCTGTAAATGCGCAGGGGATCAAACAGACGCCAGGCGCCGTCCGCACACCCTCACTGGACGGAACGCCGTTCGCCGACGCCGCAAATCTCCGGGATGGGCTGATCAGAGCCTCGATAACCAGCCTGGCTGCGCTGAATGCAATCCAGCTTTCGGTCGCGGTCGCGGCCGGCTCGGCACCGCGGCCAGGCCATTTCTTCAGTCTTGGAACGCGCGGCTACGCCGTTCAGTCCGTGACGGGCGCAGGTCCCTACACGTTGGAAATTTGGCCATGGCTTCGCGTCGCAGCGAGTAGCGGCCAATCCGTCAACTTCACCTCGCCTGTCTGCGAGATGCGCTTCGCTACCGACAGCGAAGGTGCCGACGCGCTCAAATCGCTCGATCAGCTCCGGTTCGGTTCGCTGACACTGAATTTCGACGAGGCATCGCCGGCATGACCAATCGCGTTTTGATCCATCGCGGCATTCCGCTCGGCGAGCAGGAAATCTTCCGCGATGAGGACTGGAATTTTGCGTTTTGCGCGCTTGAAGGCGTGCGGCCGCTGGATCTCACCGATGCCACGCTGGAACTGTGGATTCGGCCGAGTTTTGGGCACGCCACGCTGATCCACAAGCTGACATCGGCGGCCGGCACCCCCGAGCTCTTCATCGATGACGCGGCGAAGGCTGCCGCGCACATCGCCATGGCGCAGGCCGACGTCGCAAGCCTGATCCCGGCTTCGCCTAATACCGGCTGGTCGCAGTTCTTGCGCGCGGTCTACGGCAGCGGCGACAAGGTCCAGATCTGGCGCCGGCCGCTGATCGTCCGCGAGGCCCGCACCTCATGAAACCCGCGCGCGTCGATTTTGCCACCGGCAACAACGAGGACGGCGGTTTTGTGATTGCCCTGACGATGGGCGACGGCAGCCCGTTTCCGTTCGCCGGCTATACAGCGTTCCGGATGCAGGTGAAGGCCTCAAGGCTGCATCCCGTGGCCGAGATCGAGCTCACCGATGCCGACGGCCTCACCATCGATGCCGGCGCCGGTACCATCTCAGGCACCGTTCCGCTAGCGACGCTGCAGACCATGTTCGGGATCTACGACTACGACATCGTCGGCACCGCCACCGGCGGCCAGGTCGATCGCATCGTCGAGGGCGTCATCGATGTCCGGCTCGGAGTGACGAACTGATGTTCCAGACCAATGCCGCCGACACCGTGATCGCCCAAGTCCGCGGGCCCAAGGGCGACCCTGGCGATGTCTCGACCGCCCAACTCAACGCCGCGATCGCGGCGCTGAAAAGCGGCGTCGATCCTGCCGGCGATACGCTCGCAGAGCTCTATGCGCTGATCCTGCTGCGCGCCACGCTGGACGGCGCCGACCTGACCCACGCCACCGCCACGACGCAAAGCGCCGGCAACAATTCCACCAGCATCGCCACCACGGCGTTCACGCACCAGGAGATCGTCAACGCAATCGCCGACGTCCTGATCACCAAGGGCGCGGCCAATGGCATCGCCAGTCTCGACGGCGCCGGCAAGCTGCCGACGTCGCAACTTCCGGCATCCGTGCTTGGGGCCGTGAAGTTTCAAGCCACCTGGAACGCCAACACCAACACGCCGGCCATTCCGGCCGCGGCACTCGCAAATCAGGGCTGGTACTATATCGTCGGCACCGCCGGCGCCACCAACGTCGGCGGCTTCACCGACTGGCTGGTGGGTGACTGGCTGGTTTCCGATGGCGCGGCGTGGGACAAGATCGACAACACCGATCGTGTCAACAGCGTCGCTGGACTCACCGGCACCATAACCGCTGCGGCGCTCAAGGCAGCGATTGCGTTTGCAGCCGCCGATATCTCCGATGCATCGGCGAATGGCCGGTCACTCATCACCGCTGTCAGCTACGCGGCGATGAAGACGCTCCTTGCCATCACCGCCGCCGATATTACGAACGCATCCGCCAACGGCCGATCGCTGCTCACCGCCGCCGACTACGCGGCGATGAAAACGTTGCTCGCGATCACGGCGGCCGACATCACCGACGCCTCGTCAAACGGCCGCTCGTTGATCACGGCGGCCAGTTACGCAGCAATGAAGACGCTGCTTTCGCTGGCAAAGGCTGATGTTGGCCTTGGCAATGTCGACAACACTTCGGACGCGACCAAGAACAGCGCGGCTGTCACGCTGACGAACAAGGCGCTCACATCCCCTGCAATCACCGGCGGCACGCACGATGCGCTGACCAGCCTGGGTGTCCGATCGACCGGCGCGGCGTTCGATCTGAAGATCGCCAGCAGCGAAGTGCTGACCGCCAACCACACATTGTCGGTCAATCTCGGCAACGCCGACCGCAGCCTCACGCTCGGCGGCAACCCAACGATCAACGGCGGGACGCATTCCGGCACCAACACCGGCGACCAGACCATTACGATGTCCGGCGACGTGTCCGGATCCGGCACTGGAGCGATCACGACAGCGATCGGGGCCAACGTCGTTGCCCGCGCGATGCAGGCGCAGGGCGTGGCACGATCGGTGATCGGTGTCGCCGGCAACGCCACCGCCAACGTCGCCGACATCCAGGGCACGGCCAGCCAGTTCCTCGGTGTCAACTCGGCCGGCACCGCGGTCGCATTTCAGACCATGAGCGGCGATGCGACGATGTCCGGTCCCGCCATCAGTGTGACCAAGACCGGCGGCGTCGCGTTCGCGACAATCGCCACCAGCGCCAGCGCCAGCGATCTTTCCGCCGGCACCGCGGCCGTGGCGCGCGGCGGCACCGGTACCGGCACCGCGTTCACGCAAGGCTCCGTGACATTCGCGGGCGTCAGCGGCGTCTACAGCCAGGACAACGCCAACCTGTTCTGGGATGCGAGCAATCACCGCCTCGGCATTGGCACTGCCGCGCCGCTCTTCGCGCTGCATGTTGTGGGAGCCTCGTCCGCCGCGAACAACACGCAGACCGGATCAGCACTTGCGATAACCGATGCAGCAACGCCGGCCGAAGGCCTCTATGTCCGTATCAAAAACAGCGGCAACGGCATCGGCGGCGCTTCATTCATCCAGCAGATCATCAGCCAGGGCGGCAACGGCCTGGAAATCTACACCAACGGTCCGGCAATGCCGATCGTGCTCGGGATGAACAATGCCGAGTCGGCCCGTATTGCCGGCGGTTTTTCAGTGGGCACCACGTCGGATCCCGGCAGCGGCAACCTGATTGTCGCCGGCGGGCTCATTCCCGGGTCGTTCACCGTGGCGACTCTGCCGGCCGGCGCCACCGGCAAAACCGTGTGGTGCAGCAACTGCCGCGCCTTCAACGGCGCTGGCGTGCAGGAAGGCGCGGGCGTCGGCACCGGGTGTCTCGTCATCTACAACAGCGCGGCGTGGAAGATCGCCGGCACCAACATCACCGCAGCCGCTTAAAGGAGCTTCCATGCCTATCATTGCCAAAACTCTTCTCGATCACATCACGCTGCAATTCTCCTATGGCGGCGAGCATCAGGCGGCCGCACTCGGCCAGCTTGAAGGCGCGCACTTCAGCGAGGTGGAATATTTTATCGATGAAGCTACCGGCAAAGTGTTGGGGCAAACCTCCAATCCACTCAACGGCGCGGCGCAAAAGCTGGACCCGGCCAAGGTCGCAGGCGTGCTGGGGGAAGAATTCGCCACGTTCGCCGCACAGCTCGCGGCCGTTCAGGCCGAGCTGGCAAAGACAAAATCCGACGCCGCATCAGACCTGGCCGCCGTAACCGACGCCATCAGGGCCGCGGCCGAAACCGCCTCGAAGGAGATCGCTGCACGGGACGCCGACATCGAGGGTTTTAAGGGGCAAATCGCAACGCTCACTGCCGCGAATGCCGCGGAGCTAGCCAATCGCGACGCTCAAATCCTGGCGCTTACTTCCGCGCATCAGGACGTGATCGCGCGCAACGCCGCTGCCGCGCTGGCGCTGGCGACACCGGCCACCGCGTAAAGCGGGGAGTCATAACAGATGGATCAACTCGTCGCCGCCCTGGCGCGCGGGCCGCAAGGCTTGCGCGGCCCGATTCCCAACCATCAGGTCGACGGCCCGCGGATCCGCTTCCAGGTGCCGGACGGCAGCTATGGGGCTTGGCTCAACACGCTCGGCAACGACGGGCCGGTCGGCTCGGCGCGATATTTCATCTCGCGAACCCATTTGTCGCTGTCGATCGTCGCCGCCGGCATCGAGCACGTCTACGTCAGGGGAGTTCCTTACGTCGTTGGAACTTCGGCCGGCCCGAATGCGATAGAAGATGCGGGCGGTTCCTGGTGGGAGCTGGATCTTACCTATGGCTTCGTTCATCCCGCCAAATACGGTTTCGACGATGCGGCGGTCAACGCCGCGCTCGACGACGCCAAGGCCTATGGCAAGTCGCTCGCCTTTACCAACGGCGACTACACCATCGAAGACGAATTGAAGCTGATTCACTCCGGGCTGCATGTTCTGGCGCTCGGCGGCGCCTGCCGCTTTTTGCATGTCGGCGCCGGCCGTGCCGTGAGCTTTGACGGCGAGGGCGTGCCTTCGGCCAATCCGGCCGGTCACACCTATCAGACCTTCGGTGGCCCGAACCATTTCATCATCGATGGCAATCCGGACACCACCGACGCTTTATACACCAAGTTCTCAAACCACACCGATTTTCGGGTCAAGGCGCTCAACTGTGCCTGCGCCTTTCGGGCGGTCTCCAGTGTCCTCAACAAGTACGAGGTGATCTGTTCCTCAAATGAAGACACCGCCGCCGACTTTACGACGATCCCCGTCGTAGGAATCGATGCCGAGTTTCAGTTTTCGTGCAAATGGGACATGATCATCGAAGGCGTCGGCGACCCGGCCCACCATGCCGTCACGTTCAAGAACAGCGCCACCAACCTCATCACCGGCACTGCCGAGGCCTGCTACGGCGGCAATCTTCATCTCGATGTGAATTGCCTGCGCAACAAGATCGATCTGTTCGATGCCGAGTCGGGCGGCGCCGGTTGGGATTACTGGATCGAGGGCAGCTACAACAACATGGTCGGCAGCGTCGGCGCCAACACGGCCGCCGGTTCGCGGATCACCGGGACGCATAATCGCCTCGAAACCAGCCGCATCGATTCGCTCCACGTAGTGAGCACCAACGGCGTCAATAAACTGCTCGACTGCATCCTGGATGGCGGCGGCGCTTTCGTCGACACCGATACCTCGACCCGGATTCGCGATTGCGCCGGCGCGGCCGACAAGAACTGAGGCTTACTGGGATGGCACCACGATCGGCGTCGGCCGCTTTGAACTACGTGGCGGCGGTGCCGGCAGCGCCTTCGGCGGCCCGGCGATCGGCTGCATCACCACCGTGAGCCGCTCCGGATATTTCTTCCAGGCGCCGGTGGCGGCATCGACGATGCCGAGATCCAGCAACAGGAAGCTCGCCACCGTCGCCGGCGACAGGCTGGAGGTGAGGAGGTCGTCTTTGTCCTGGTAGCCCGGCGCCGAACATTTGAACTCGATGTCATTCATCGACTTCGAAACGTTGACGATGCGATGATCCGGCGTCGAGGCGCCGAGCGGTTCGCCCTTGCGGCTCAACAGGCAGGTGCCGGTGTCCGGCACCACTTCAACCCGGATGTTCTGCGTCGTGCCTTCGGTGATGGTCGCGCAGCCGCCGAGCGCGAAGCAGAGCGCAACTGCCGTTAAGTGACGCATACCCGGTATATCCCCCGGACACAGAATTACCACCACAACCGTGCCGGGCATAGACCCCGCGACCAATCTCTCCCCCGCGAAGGAAACCGAGACATGACCGAACCGTCTTTCGGCGCAGCGTTGTCGCGCCTGTGGCACACCGCAAGCCCGCATCTGCTCGCCGGCATCACCGAGCAGGCGCCGGCGGTGTTCGCCAAATACGGTTTATCGCCGCGGGTGATCTGCCACGTCATGGCAGAGATCAGCCACGAATGCGGTGCCGGCCACGAGCTGGTCGAGAACGGCAATTACTCGCCCGAGGGTATCGTCAAGACCTGGCCGTCGCGCTTCCACTCGCTCTCGGAGGCGATTCCCTATGCCCACAACGCGGAGAAGCTGTTCAACAATGTCTACGGCCGCCGCATGGGCAATACGCGGCCTGGCGACGGCTTTCTGTTCCGCGGCCGCGGCGGCACCAACACCACCGGCCATGACGGCTATTACGCGCTCGCCAAGAAAACGGCGCTGGATCTGCTCAGCAACCCGGACCTCGTCAACGACCCAAAATGTTTCCTGGAATGCGCGGTGGTCGATTTCATCCTATGCGGCTGCGTCCCGTTCGCCGAGAAAGGCGATATCCGCGGCGAGCGCCATGCCCTCAATGGCGGCCTGATCGGGCTTGCGGAGGTCGAGCAGTGGCTCAAGCGCTGGGAGGTGGCACTTGCCCCCGAGCACGGCGCGGACGCCGTGTCGCCTCCTGTGGTGCCGCGGGCGCCCGGCGAATTGCGGTTCGGCGACACCGGCTTCGAGGTCAAGGGGCTGCAGCAGGACCTGGCCGACAAAGGCTACGCCGTCGGCATCGATAACGGCGAATTCCACGAAGCCACCCGCCGCGCGGTTGCCGGCTTCCAGCTCGACCATGGGCTGCCGTCCACCGGCGTGGTCGACCAGGCCACCAAGGATGCCTTGGCGCGCTCCCCGGGCATGCCGATCGGCGAGTCCCGCGCCACCGCCACCGTGCAGGACCTGCGCGAGGCTGGATCCCGCACCATTGCCGGCACCGACCGCCTCGGTGTCCTGGCCAGGCTGAAAACGATGCTCGGCCTCGGCACCGCCGGCGGCGCGATGGCCGGCAGCGCCGGCGCGTTCGATATCGACAAGGTGCAGTCCGGAATCGACAAGGCACAACAGGCTGCCGGCATGTTCGACCAGGTCAAGCCGGTGCTGCACGCGATTTTCACCAATCCCTTCGCGTTGCCGATCGGGGCCGCGCTGGCGGCTATCGGCGTCCTGGTGCTGATCGAGGCGCGCAAGATCGGCAAGGCCCGGCTCGACGATCACCGCTCCGCCGCGAATATGGGGCGCTGATCATGCTGTCAGCAGGTGCACTCCTGGCGCTGCTCGCCAACGGGGCCGCGCTCATTCCAGGCTTCGGCTCGGTCTGGGCCATCGCCGCGCGGGTCGGCGGTGCCATTCTCCGTTGCAAGCCGTGCCTTTACGCGATCGGGACCGCCGCTCTCTGCGCCTGGACCGCGATCCACATTCACCGCGCCGACGTCGCCGGCTGCACCGCGCGCATCGAGGACGATCACGAAAAGGCCGAGGCCGCGCGGATCGATCGCGACAAGGGCATCGGCGCTGACCTCCGCAAAAAATATCAGCCAGAGATCGACAGGCTCAGCAAAGAGAACTCAGTGCTTCAAGTGAAGGTGAAGACAAATGCGAAACCACAAAAACCGACTGCTGCTGGGGCTAAAGCTCCTGTTACTTGCAAGCTCGGGGCCGCTGGCCTCCTGTAGTACGTGGCGCCCGGCTGACAATCTCCCTGCACCACTCGCAGTTGATCTATCGACCGTGTGCGAGGAAGTCTTGACGGAGCCGGAGATCCCGCCGGCGCGCGGAACGGACGGCGACGCCATCGCCGCTTACCGTGAGAATCGAGATACGGCAAAAGTCGCCGTGGCCACAATTATAGCCGGCCGCAATTGCGTGCGCGACCAGCGGCAGGACTATGCCGGCAAGGGAAGCAACTAATGCGAACAGCTGCAGCGCGCCTCGTTTCATCTGACCGCGACCGCATCGCCGCGCTCGAAAGACGTGCGGACGCGCACGATGCAATGGCTGGCCAGGTCGGGGAGATGCATGAAGCCTATATCAGGCTGAAGAATATCAACTGGTTCCTGGTCAAGGTCGCAGCGTACATTGGTGGCGTCGTCGGATTTTGCGCTGTGGTGCTGACAGTCATCACCGGGATCCAGCGGCTCCTGATCGGCCACTAGCTCACCATCATTCATCATTTTGCATCAGAGCGCCGTCGGCACCCGTGCCGGCGGCGTTTTTGTTTCTGCATCGGACAGTGCGAGCTCGAGCTGGCGATTGGCACGATCGAGGTTGGCGATGTCGAGCACCTGGACACCGGTGCCGGAAAACACGGCAGTGCGCGTGGCAAGCGGGTGAAGATCGTCGAGGGCGCCTGCGATCCAGCCGCGCCGGCCGCGCCAGCGGCCGCGGCTGACGATGACGGCGGTTCTCAGAAGCCCTCGATGGTGACGCTGCCGTAGAACGGCTTGCCGTAGGTGTTGGTCATCTTGATGATGCCCTGCTCGACCAGGGTTTGGCGGCGGCGTTCACTCAATGACAAGAAGATATCGGGATCCACCGTCGGCACGATGCCCTTGAACGCACCGTCCTTTTTGCCGGCGACCTTGACGACGCCTTCACCGGCGAACTCTTCCTTGAAGTTCTCGCCGCCCTCGGTCGCGCTCTCGCGCAGCGCCCGCTTGATGTCTTCCATCTTGGCGACGTCGGGCCCTATCTTAAGATACAGACCGAGCAGCTCGTGCGCCTGCGCGCGGCGTTCGTTATGGAATTTCGGCGGGGCCATCCCCGAAACCTTCCACTTCCGGGTTAACGGACGGTTTCAAGCCGCTCTAATCGCTGCGATCTGCGGCGGTGAGTTGGGGCATCCTCGCAGGCCTTCACCAGTGCAATTTGCCCTTGATGGGCATATAAGTAGTCCTCCCGTTGATGGTTAGCCACCGCGGCCCGCCATGCCAATGATCGAGCACCTGGCCGAGATCGCGCATGTCCAGCCTTTGTTTGCAGACCGGGCAGACCGTGAAATGATCCTCCTCTGTTTCAGGCGTCCAACCTTCCGGCCGGCCGATTACCTGGCCGTGCGGAATCTGTGGCATCATCCTCCTCATGGCTGTTCGACCTCCACCTTTTTGATGTCGACGGCATAGCCTTCAGGACCAACTGCAATGTAGTAGCAGGACCGTCCTCCGGCGTCGGTGGCTCGGATGAGGTGCGGAAACGTCATTTCATCGTGTTCAAGGGTCTCAAACTTCCACCCCTTTGCGTCCTGGCCGTCATCCCGCAAGCGCTTGTTTCGCGGGAACGACTCGTATTCGATGATCGCCTTCATTTCATAAATCCTCCCGCAGTCCCTTGAAAAACGGATGTCGCAGCTTGCCCTCGGTCGACTTCGCCCGGTACTCGATCTCGGCCAGCAACGACGGCTCGACCCAAAAGGCGCGGTGCGCGATTTTTTTGGCGTAAGGTTGCGTCTTGCGCTGCAGCGGCGTCAGCCGTGCCCGCAACTCTTTTGCCGAATCCGGCGTGAAGCCGTGATCGACCTTGCCGGCATAGACGAGGTCCCTGCCCTTGCGGCGGCCGAGATAGATGCCGTCGAATTTGTTGCCGTCCAGCGCGAAGCCGGCGATCGGCAGTGTCTCGCGCTGCGCGCAGGTGACCTTGACCCAGTCATTGGTGCGGTCGACCGGGTAGCGGCTGTCGCGCACCTTGGAAACCACGCCCTCGAGGCCGGTCTTGCAGGCGTGCTTGAACATCGTCGGGCCATCGAGCTCAAAGCTTTCGCTGAACTGGATCGCGGAATTTGCGATCAGCTTGCGCAGCGCGGCCTTGCGCTCGAGCAGCGGGATTTTGCGCAGGTCATAACCGTTGAGATAAAGCAGATCGAACGCCACCATCACGATCTTGCCGGAAGCGCCCTTGAGCTCGTTCTGCAGCACTGAGAAATCGGTAGTGCCGTCCGCCGCCGGCACCACCACCTCGCCATCGATGATCGCCGAGCGGGCGCTGATCAGGAAGGCGTCGGCGGCGACTTTGCGGAATCGCCCGGTCCAGTCGATGCCGCGACGGGTGAACACCTTGGCCGCCTCGTTGGCGATGTGCAGCTGGACCCGGTAGCCGTCGAACTTGATTTCATGGATCCAGCGCTCGCCCGACGGCACCTTGCCGATCTTGCTCGCCAGCGCCGGCGGGACGAAGCCGGGAAACGGCGCCTTGACGCCTAAGGGCGCAGACCTGGTTCGAGGGAAAGCCATCACACCAGCCGGATCGGCAGCGGCAGCTGGTAGTCGCCCCAGCGCCCTTCGTAGCGATCGACAAAATCTTGCAGGAAGAACGGTACGTCGCGCAGCTGCAGATCACAGCGCCGGCGCAACTCCTGGGCGACGTCACCAGACACATCCTGCGACCACGCTTCCGCGGTATTGAAGCAAACCACCCGAGCCGGATTTTTGTACCGGCCATCGAGCAGGTCGACGATGACGGTTTCGAGATCCGCGGTCTCCGCGCCGGCTTCGCACCAGACCCGGCCGCCGCGGTCTAAATCGTCCAGCACCAGGTAAACATTCTGATCGTCGTCTCGCGGAACGATCGACGGGGTCCAGCCGGACTTACGCATCACACAACTCCACTCAACGCCGCGCAAACTGCAACTTCAAAAGCGCGACCGGGCTGAATCGTTCCGGCCTGGAACCTTTGGCGCGGCTGCTCCGTTCCGAATGCCAGGCCGCGACGGCGCGGCGAGGCAACGGGAGATCATGATGGCGGTAAACAAGCCGGTCGGCGACAATGCGCGCAAGGGTGCAGTGAAGAAGCGGACGCAACGCAAGACTGCGGTGATGGGCGAGCCGGCCTGGACCAAGCGCGACAAGAGCTCCGGCGAGTTCATGGCAGTGAAGAAGAGCAAGAAGAAATTCAAGGGCGTGCGGCAAGAAAAATCCTGATCAGCGATCGGGCTTCGCCAACCGGCGTTTTTTCGGCATCTGCGATCGATCAACCACACGTTCAACGGCCTTCACGGCAGCGAGCCTGCTTTTTGCAGCGCCCGTCTTCACGGTGCGCTCGTCGACGTCGACCGACCATTTCCAGCTGTTGGGCTCGATGCCCTGCACCACGATGTAGTGTTTGCCGCGATATTTCATTGTGCATCCTTCACGCGAACAGGTCCGCGCCGGCCTGGGTGAAGCTGAGATAGGCGCCGGACGGATGCGACACGAGCCAGCCGCCGGCGATCGCGGCCGCCACCGCGGCGCGGTATTGCGCGGCGCCGGCGCCGGCGGCGATGAATTGCGCATTGAGAGAGGCCACGGAAATCCGACCCATCTGATCGGCCTCGATTGCATTGGCGAGCTCGAGCAGCTGGCGCGCCGCGGCGGCGGGATCGGACAGCGGATGGGGTTCGACGAACTTCGTCATGGGACGGGTTCTATCCGGTTTTTCGGCGCCGTGCAGCCGCCGGCGCCGGATCCGGCTCGATCGGATGGCGGGTGCGCAGCGCGACCAACTCTGGCCGCTGTTTGGGCCGGCCCGCCGCCCTGCAGGGCAGGCAACCAAGCGCGCGCGCAAGCGTATGCACTTGGCGATCGCGCGGCCAGATCACAAGCACCAGGTCGACCAGATCGGCATGACCGCAGCGCTTGCAGCGCACCTCGAGCATTTCGACGCCGCCGTGGATGGCGTCCGATATCGTCGGCGACGGTTCGGCCGGGCCACCGATAAACTGGCGCGCGTTCCACTCCTCGCACGCCAGAAAATGCGCCTGGCGCAACTGAGCGTCGGCCGCGGCGAAGGCGTCCTCGACTTTGCGCAGCAGCGAGACGTGCAACTGCTCGACGCGGGCGAGCTCGCGGACATAGTGCCGGCGGTCCCGGCCGGACATCGGAAGCTGGATCACCCGCGGGGACATCGGCGCATCAAAGCGCCGCCGCGGAGCATTGTCGAATCCGGCTAGATGTAGGGGACGGAACCGGTGGTCACCCCTGCTTTTGCGATGTGGACGAATCGAACCTGCGGCTTTGAAATTCAGCTGTCCCATTTTACAGTCGCTAGATGGCCGACAAGTCGCCCCCGAATGCTCTGTGGCTCAGCATCGCCGCCCTCGCCGGTACGATTTTGGGCGGCACGGCGGCCCCGCTCGTGAACTACTGGACCAATGAGCGGCAGATGGACATCAAGATGGTAGAAATCGGTGTCAGCATCCTGCGCGCACCGCCGAATGACGACATCGCCCTGATCCGTTCCTGGGCGATCGATACGATCGAGAATAGCTCGGGTCGGAAGTTCACACCGGCGCAACGAGCTGCACTTGTTAAGCAGGAATTGCCGGTAAGGGACGAGGCTGGACTCACCCGTCGGTTTTTACAGGATGTCGGTTTTTCGAAACCGCAGATTGACGAGCTGATCGGGCGACTGGGGCCGGGCAATCCTCTTGACCTCCCTCCCCGCCGATAAGAACGGGTATATCCCTCCTTAGAACGGAATGTCATGGGCACCGTCCGCCGGCAGCCCCGCCAGCAACCGGCCGATGATCAGCTCGAGCGTTGGAATGCGCTCACGCGCGTGAGTGTTGGCGCGGTTATCCGCCGGCGTCAGCCAGCGCAGATTGGCGCGCCGGTTGTCCAGCGTCTGCCCGTTGCGGTGATCGCCATGCAGATCGAGCATCGCGCGCTCGGTGCGCGGATCGGCGATTTTCAGGATCTCGCGATGCATCCGCAGCGTGGCGCGGTCGGGGCCGATGTTGCGCTTGGCATAGAGCTGCCAGCGCGCGCGCCCGCTCCACCATTCGTTCCAGGTGTGTTCGACAAGCCAGGCATAATCGATCGCGTCGACCAGGCAGCAAATGTCGTTTCGATAGTTCAGTACGATCAGCCGCCATGGCGTCGCCGATAGATCGAACCGTGTCTGCAGCGACTGCTCGATCGGCAGCGGGCCGAAATTGGACCGTATCGCCTGGATGAAGGTGGCGCTGGGTTGCGGCGCGTTCATGAGGCGACCTGGCCTTCCGGTTTAGGTGATGGCCTGCGCGCCTCTTTCTCGTCCGAGAATACAGCGCGAGCTTCATCAACCCGTCGCAATATCCCCGTAGCGCAGCCGATCGTTTCAAAGAAAAGCTTGCCGCCGTCATGATGGTCCTGGCTATAGGCGGATCCAAGTTGCGCTTCGAAGACTTTAATGAAGCTCTTCCAGCCGTACCCGACGAGGGCGTCAAGAAAACGTATTTCAGCCTCCGTAAGGCGCACGACGACGTCGCACGTGATTTGTGCACGCTGCTCTATCTTGGCCATGGGCCGATTCTCCGGTCTTGGGAATGAGCGTTCATCACAGCATTCCCAGCGCCTGCAGATAGGTTTCCAGGATGGTCTCGTGTTCCTGGCGCTCGTTGGCGTCCATCTTGCGCAGCCGCACCACGCTACGCAGCGCCTTGACGTCAAAACCGTTGCCCTTGGCTTCGGCGTAGACGTCGCGGATGTCGTCGGAGATGGTTTTCTTTTCCTCCTCGAGCCGCTCGATGCGCTCGACGATCGCCTTCAGCTGATCCTTGGCGAACTTGGTCGCTGGCTCTTCTTTCGCTGCAGCGGTGGGCATCAGAACAGCTTCGTCAGATCGTCGATGTCATTTTCGAGCGCCTTGATGACGGTCTCGTCGGCGTCCGCGATCATGCTTAGGCCGGCAAACAACGGCGTCGATTTTGGCTGCGGTTGTTCCGGCTTGTCGGCGCCCGTGCTCGGCGCAGGCGTGGCCACGATCGCGCCGCGCAGCGTGACCAGGCGGCGATGCAGCTCCAGCAACCGATTGAACTGGGCGAGATAGCGATCGAGCAGGATCTGGCCGTCCGACCGGAATCCCGAAGCCACGCTAGTCGCCACCAACGCGGCCGCTGCGGATTGATCAATTTCGGTATCAGTCATGACGCTTTCCTTTCGGTGTTCACCGCCGTGGGTTTGAACGGCAGCTTCTTCTGGTCGGCGAACAGCAGCTCCTTGGTGCGCAGCTGCAGGACGTCGCGGAATTGATCGCCGGTGAGCCCGCGCGCCGCGGCGTCGGCGATGATGCGGCGCAGGCCTGCGGGATCGTCGCCGCAGCGCTTCAGCCATTCCCACACCGCCGCCGCCGCCTTGTCGGGGGCAAAGCCCATCGCATCGCCGACCAGCGGCGCGCCTTCGTCGAGCAGCCAGCGCGCGTCCGGATTTTCAGGCCGCGCCGGTGCGGCCCTGGCGACGGCGATCGCGACGCGCTGCAGGTCGGGAAGATCGGCGCGGCCGCATTCCAGGATCGCAGCCTCGAAATGGGTGCGGACGTGGTTGGCGTGAAACTCGGTCGGGAAACTGAGCGTCACGGCGTCAGGTGCAAAATGTGCCCCTGTGAGTTTTGCTCCGAACCAGGCCGCGAATACCCCATCGCCAAGCCGCTGCTGCAGCCGCGCACTCAGGCGGTCGAGGTTTTGCCGCGGCGAGCCGCCAGCGCCGTCAGGCGCGCTGGCGGCCGCGCCCGCGGCGCTGCCAGAAAGAGAGGGAAAGAAATCTTTAAAGAAAGTACTAGTGGGGCAAATTTTGCCCCTCCCGGCGGTCGTTTTTTGCACCTCTGGCGACCCTTTTTTGCCCCTCCCAGCCTCTGGCAGGGGCAAATTCTGCACCTCTCGGCTTTCCGGCAGGTGCAAATTCTGCACCTCTGGAGCGTCGAAAATCGGCCGGTAGCGATTGCTGCTGCGCCGTCCGGGCCGCACCACCTCGAAGTACCCGGTCAGCTGCAGCGCCTTGACTGCCATCTTCACCGTTCGCAGCGACAGCCCGAGTTCTTTCTCGAGAAAGAGCTGGTCCGCCTCCGCAACTCCGGAACTGAACGACAGCCGCGACGCCAGCTCGGCGCCGACGATACGGAATGAGCCGGTGAGCCGGTCGTCGCGCCGGATGCGGTCCGACAACGCGAGCCGGTCGTAATTGAATTTTTTCTCGCGCTCCTCGCGGGTCATCGCAGCGCTCCGGCATGGCGCTCGCTGCAGAATCGGCGATCGATCATTCGTTGAACGTTGACCAAGGTTAGATCGGTCGGCTCAACACCGCCGGTCCATCGCGCGCGGCCGTCCAACTCAACCGCGAAGGAGACCACGTATCGGTAATCGCGGCGGCGCGTGCGCGGAACGGACAGGCGCTTGGTGGTGGTCTGCCGTATGGTGCACCGCGCCCCAAGCCGTAACGGGTTCATGCCGAATGGGTCGATTATGAGAGGAACCGCCGGGTCTGAGCACCCGGCGGCAGCTTTCCCTTCCAACTTTCGATGAGTGCCTTTCTTAGTCTGGAGTACCGGGCGTCCGGCCGGCGCGGAATTCCTGATGCTGTTACGCGGCACCGCCATCGTTCACACCGGCGTCGCTGTAATTGTTGCGATGTAGGCCGCGGCTAGCGTGCAGATCGCGGAGACGATCAGCACGATGATCAACTGCCGCGCGACACGGATTTTTTCCGCCGCCGGCGTCATCGGGTCACCGCCGCAAAATCGAGTGTGAACGGCGGCGCGGTGAAGCGCTGCGGCGGCGCCGGCGCCGGCAGCAGCGAGCTGAGCAACGCCACCACGCCGACAAAGACCAGCACGATGGCCAGCCCGAAGGCGGCGATGACGATCAACGCCGCGCGTTCCTGCAGCGGCGCGTTCGTCTGAAATGGTGGAAGGCGCCGATCGCGCAGCAAAGTCATCGCGTCCTCAGGGACTTGCGGGGATAGGGACGCGAACGCAACAGAACAGACCAAAATGTAAAAACGGTTATCCACAGGCGCGATTGGACAACGGTCCTATCGCCAGTTTTCCACAGGCGCGAAAAGCCGCTCGACGGCGACTCGACTCTGTGGCAGCCGGCCCCAAAGCTTTCGCGTGTATCCAGCGTTGAGTGCTCGTCACGATCATGCCGCCACCTTTTGCATTTCCGGTACCGTCACCTGCCCCCAAAGTGAAGGCGGCGCGCGGAGCCGCTTTTTTCGCAAAGCCCAATCCATCACCGCAAAATATTTTGACGGAAACGTCCGGTCCTTATCCCATTCCCAGACGCGCTTATACGGCGCGCCGGTCAGCTTCATCACGCCAGTGATACCGTCGAGGGCGGTCATCACTTCCGCGGTCGAACCAAGCGTTCGCGATTCGCCATTTCGGGCCATGCTGGAATCAATATCCTGATTTTTAGGAAGTGCAAGGTACCGAAAATGTTCAATGGTGCCGAATCTGCCGACGCGGCACCCTCCCACCCCATGGCGAAGAAGGGTCGACCGGCAAAAAAGCCGACACGAATAGAGGAAATACCGGGTCAAGGCGATCGCTTGATACGCCTTCGCGTGGCCTATGATTTTGGCACAACGACAGCGTTTGCAGTCTTCCTGGGCATTCCAGTGACCACATTGAGTACGTTCGAAAATGGCGGGGCGCTAAGCCGGCAGGCCGCCTTCAAGATCGTGCAACGACTTCCCGGCGTAACCCTCGATTGGCTCTACTTCGGAAAGGCCGAAGGGCTGCCTCTCGACGTCCTTCGGCGCCTTGGGCTCTTGCCGTCGGATGGAAAAAATAAGAGCTGATTCTCGCCAAGCGCGAGTTCGCTCCCGTCCCGGTTTTTAAAAACTTCCTCCATCAAATCTTTTACGCAAGCTAGCACAATCCACGCATCCGGCTCCTCGACCGGCACTTGGGCTGCGATTTGTAACGCCAGGCTCCAATGCCGGGCTTCACGAGCTGCCGCTGTCATTTGTTTTCTCCACGCAATTTTATTGGTCGTTGAAAACTCACGCAACGCGCTAGCTCATCATTAAAACTCGCTTTCCTCTACCAACCTAGACGGGCATCCTATTTTTTAGGATATTTTTTCTTGAATATCCTAATTTTTAGGAATACGACTCGGGGACCGCGGCGTGAGTCGCGCGGCCGGCAAGGTGATGCCCGGTCACTCCCGTAACCTTCCGCCGGTGTGTTTTCAGTGTGCGTCCGGCGGCCACGCGGGCCGGTTTTGAAACCAGCCTTGGCTTCGATCTAGGACCCGGCCCGCGTGATTTTTTGATGAGGAACCGATGCGCGCATTCTGCTACGCCTCCGGCTTGATCGAGTTCGGCCGGTCGATGCCTGACGGCGCTTTGCCGATCGCGAGCGGACCCGCGAGCCAGCTTCGCGATTTTATCGATGCAAAGGCTCGCCACGGCTACAAGACGCACAAGGTGCGCGGCCGGGTCACCAAAATCCCGGGGTCTGATTGCCTGCTCGTGCCGGGCGTGCCCGAGGCTCCCGACCAACTCGCCGCTGTCGACGCGTTGTTGGCGTGGCTGAAATGGATATCTGAACACGCGCCGGCCGACGTCAACGTGTGGTCGAAGAAGCCGAAAGCCGCCGTCGCAAATGAGGCGCGGCCATGACCGAAGCGCCCCTCAGCGATCTGAATATTGCCCGCGATGTTGCGCGGGCCGCAGACCGCGCGTTCCAAAACACTGCCTTCAACATCCTGACGATTGGGCGCGAGGTGCAGTACCTGCGGGACGGCGTTGTTCGCACGGGCCGCATTGTCGAACACGGAACCAAAAGCGAGTGGTGGTACTGGACCATGGTGTGGGTCCGAGACGATGCGATGGGCAAAAAAATAGCCATCAACGTTAGCGCAATCAACGCGGCGCGCCCATCATGACCCGGGGCGATATCGACAAGCTCCCCGGCATCAAGCAGCGCGAGCTGCAGCCGTGCGCGTTGTGCGACAATGGCGTCGGGCACGGCAACTATCCGCTGTTCTGGCGGCTTCGAATGCAGCGCTTCGCGATCGACGTTGCATCGGTCCAGCGCCAGCACGGGTTCGAACTCATGCTCGGTTCGCCCGCGCTCGCCCGGGCGATGGGCCCCGACGCTGACCTCGCCAAGGCGGTCTACGGCCCGCACCAGGTGCTAGTCTGCGAATCCTGCGTACTGTCGCATTTGCCCGGCCTGTTCGTCATCGCCGAGGCTGTCACCAAGCGCGCGGACCTGCGGCGCGAAAATCTCGAAAACGAACGCAACGAATTGCTGAACGGCTTTGGCAACGGCGCGTTCCGCGACGGCCAAACCCCCGACCGGCTGCAGGCGGTCGAGACGGAGTTGCGCGGACTTGGTTGGGCGCCCACAGAAGCGGGAGCGGCGGCGTCATGAGCACCGATTCCGATCCCGTCGCTGCGATGGCGAGGAACCTCGATGCGCCGCCAGGTAACGACAACGCGCCGGCGGGCTGGAGCCTCGATGCCGACCGCTGGTTCGTGCGCCCTGCCCGGCCTGGCGACATTGCCATTCCGGACAATGACGAGCCGCATTTCGGCTTCGTCCACGAACACCACGTCTATCTGCGCCGCGCGCAGTACTGCCTCGATTACGACCGCGGCGCGATCACGCCATGGGACCGCCGATGAAAAAGTTCGCGGGGATAGCTCAAGCAGAGCGTCCGCCCTCCAGGCGGGAGATACCGGTATCGAGCCCGGGGCCCCGCTCCATCGTGTCAGGCGCACAAGCGATGGCCAAGGGCGGCTTCCGGATGGATCCCGCGATCGTGGCGCGCGGCCGCGCCGATGGCGACGCCAACCTGTTTCGGCTCACCGCGGATGACATCGTCGGCAAGCCCGAGGAGGCGCTCGCCTACCTCAACGGCTTTCACCAGGCCCGGCGCCAACGGCGGGGAAACTGACATGCGTTGCATCGGCTGTGGCTGCACCGAGAACCGCGCCTGCGTCGGCGGCTGCTCCTGGCTTTGCGTCAATCCGCCGAAATGCTCGGCCTGCGTCGAGAGCGGCGTGCTGTCGCTGCTGCATGACAACATCGGCCGCATCGCAAGCTGGCTGCCGCGGCGTGACGAAGGGCTGCTGATCATCACCGGAACCGGCAGGAGGATGCGATGCGAGGGATGAGCTGCGAGCCGGTCGAGGATTTCGAAGAGGTCGACGATCCCGCCGGCGCCGCTCCGATCGATAGTGAGTTCTTCGGCGCCGAGCGATGCCCTGCGTCAGCGACGCCGGCACTTCACGCCCCGATTTGGACCGACGGCGTTTCCGGCTACTGCGCGCGCTGCAGAATGGGGTTTTTCGCGTGAGCGACGAACGCATCCCGCTCTCCGCCTGCGTCACCGCGGCGACCAAGCTGACGCCGCTGATCACCCGCGGCTGCGTCAATGCCGCGCATTCTTCAAAGCCGCATTCCGATCGCGAGCGCTCGCTTAGCGCCGCGATCCGCAGCGGCAGCGGCAGGCTGCTGCTCGATGAACTGACACTGCAGCAAGCCCGGCTCGGCTGGCGCGATCGCAGCGAGGACGCGGCATGACGCGGCGGCGCGAACCAGCAAAAGGATGTTGTAGCCCGGATGACGTCAACCGTCTTTCGCCGCAGACCGTGGTGCGCTTCGACCGGAAAACATTCGCGCAGATCCGTGCGCAGGCCGTTTCTGAGCAAACCAGCTTTTCGGAACAGGTTCGGCTGCTGGTTGAATGGGGCTTCGAAGTTGCGAAGTCTCAAGGAAAAGCAGCATGACGTCCGCGATCGGCAATGCCCTGGCAGCACGCATCCGGTATCGGCATCGTTCGGATAGCCCGCGGCTGCACCCGGCGGTAGCAGGGCGGCATGTCATCGCCACAACCCGCGACGTCGCCGGCAGCGACGTATTCTGCATTGCCACTTGCACCTGCAGATGGCGCAGCCGTGTTGAGGTCAGCGAGATCGCGGATCAGGACGTCGCGATCGACGGACACCTGCGCGACGTCATCGCGTCGGCGGAGGGTCTTGCCGCATGACGACGTCAACCTTCGACGATCTTTCAAAGCCTCAACAGCGCGCGCTGATCGACATCGTTGCGCGCAATGGTCTTTGTCGGATTGAGGCTGGATGGGATGGAACGTGCATTCATAGGCACGCCACGATTGAGGCGCTGTGGAAACGAGGCTTATGCCATTTGGCGGTTCCGCGTGTTGCTAACCCGACCGTCGCGGCCCACGATCTGGTCGTTGAAATGATGGCGGAGACGAACGCCGCGATTCGCGCTTCGGAGAGGCGATGACCGAGCTACTCTCCAAATCCACCGGCGAATCGGGCGGTCTCTACGTGGGATGGGACGAGCTCAACGACCTCGTCTCGCCCAAACTCGGCCGCGATCGATTCCGCGCGCTGATCCGCGGCAAGATCGACAGAAGCGGTTTTCCACCGTTTCGTGATGAATGGAACGGCTTTTATTGGCCAAGCGTCCGGCGCTGGCTGGACAATGACAACAGGGTTGGAGCAGATGACGGTGTCCCCGCTGATGTCCAGGACGGACTGGAGAACTTCGGTGCCGCCCCGCGGAAAAAAACCGGGCTTCAAAGTCGGCCGCAACAACCTGCCGTACTGGTATGCGAAACAGGTAAGGCGGGACGTTCCAATGGACTTCCCCGATCCCTTGCGGCCGTTGCCTCCGGGCGCGACCGACGATGAACTCGCGCGGCTTTGCCAGGATCATACCGCCGAACTGCGAGAGCACATCGCGAACGGCGCGGCCGAGCCTCAACTCACCAAAACTCGTTACGATGGCACCATGCTGACCGCCAGCAAGATCTATCAGGAACATCCGCTTTCGGATTTCCACACGGTAAAATTCACGACGCAGGTTTTCTATCTCAAGTCCCTGCGTCGAATCGAGTTGACTGTCGGGGCCAGGCTAATCCGCAACGTCACCGTGCTCGATATAAAAAACAAATGGTACAAGAGCTGGCGCCAGCCAGCTTTCGAGGGGGGACCCGAGCGCATTGATCGCGCCCATGACACCGTCAGCATGGTGCGCACCGTGATCTATTTCATGGCGGCGTTGGGTCACAAGGATTGCGAGAAGCTCGCCGAACGCATCTCCAAGATCAAGTTCGAGAAGGGCGGCGCGCGCCAAGAAGAACTCACCTATCAGCACGCCACCGCGTTCATCCGGAACGCGTTCGAATTGAGCCGCAAAGGCGTCATTCCTGTTGAGCGCGCACGGATGATGTCGATCGGCGTTGCTGCTCAATTCGAGATGATGCTGCGCCAGATGGACATCATCGGCGAATGGGCACCGATCGGCGCCAAGCGCAAGCTGCCTGCGGGCATCGTGACGCTGGATCTGCCGGCGGTGAAGCCGACCGAACAGTGGGCGGGTTTCTTTACCTGGGAACGGCTCGCCGGCTGGCGTTGGCATATGAAGACCTCGAAGTCGAAATATAAGGCCGGCAACGACTTCGATCTCACGCGTTACTCGCTCTTGCATCCCCTGCTTGAGAGCGTCCCGTACGATTAACGCACCGGCGCGATCGTAAAGGGCCAGCACGGCCTGCCGATCCGCGCGCGCAGCTACGGCAACTGGTTTCGTGACATTGCCCGCGCCGCCGGCATTCCCGACGCCGTCTGGAACATGGACGCCCGCGCCGGCGGAGCTGGCGAGGCGGATGAGGCCGGCGCGACGATCGAGGAGATCCGCGACGGGCTCACGCACACGAACACCGAGACGACTATTCGCTACATCCGGACCCGCGGCGCCAAAGGCAATGCAATCGCCGATAAACGGCGCGCCCGGCGCGCAGCCGAAAACGATGGCGGAACAGGGTAA